GGCTGACGTATGTTGCGCTGCTTCCTGATGATGAGGCAATCTGATAGTCAATAAAAGGAGCGCGAGAGTTCACAATGGATGACCCAATAAACGTGTCTGAAACGCCCGCCCAGGTTCCGGTCGGCGTGGTTGATGCCCAAGCAAAGGCTTCACCAACCGCCAACAGCAATTCGCCGGATGACCATGAAAGACCCCCTGCCGTAACCGTTGAACCAAATGCCGTGTTCGTCAATGGACCGAAGGCTGCGGTCGGAACCACTGACGTTGAGCAACCAGAGAACATGGCAATTGAGCAACTACCCGCAGTGGTCGAAGGGTTGCTGCTCAGCGTCACCGCGTTCGACAGATACCCTGCCGCAGCATTGACGCCAATGGCAAACCAGTTACCCTGAGCCGCGCCACCAGAGTTGGTACCAAAGTGGTACCACGTTGCGCCAGCACCGCTTGCGGTTACGGCGGTCCAGTTTGCGTTACCCGAACCAAGCGAGATGACAATAAGGTCGCCAGCCACAGAGATGCGTGGCAAAGAAATAGACGTGGTAATTCCACCGTTGTTGGTACCGTAAGCCCCGGTGATAGCCATTACGCCACCGCCACACAACGCCACTTAGATGTGGCACCGTTGTAGATAAAGCCAATGGTAAGCGGAAGCGTCGTCGAACCGTTGGATGAAGTCGGCACGGAAACAGTCGAGTTTTCTGTATTGTTGAAAGACAATGTAACGGAAGAGGCGGAGTAGTCGTAGAAGCGAACGATTGATTGCATGCCATCAACAGCACTTGTGGTCGACATGGTAATCGTTACAGACAAAGCGGCGTTGTTTGTTACCTTGGTCGAAGTGTACGACGATGGCGTGACGGTAGCCGTTTGCGAAGCAACAGTTACCGAGCCAACGCTGGGGGCCAGCACGTTTGACGTGACGCTGGTAGCCGTGGCCACGCCGAGGGATGGCGTGGTCAGGCTGGGGGAAGTGCTAAGCACGTTGGAGCCCGAGCCGGTCGAGGTTGTCACGCCGGTTCCGCCGTTAGCCACTGGCAGGGTTCCGGTGACGCCGGTAGCCAGTGAGACGTTGGTAATCGTGTTCGTCGAGCCGGAGATTGACTTGTTCGTCAGGGTGTCCGTAGTGACACGTCCGACTAGGGTGTCCGACGAACTCGGCATCGCTATAGTCACAGTGGTAGTGGCATTCGCATCAATGATTGTTGTACCAGTTGCACCGCCAATAACTCCATTTGACAGGTAGATTTGGCCTGGGTACGCCGAGCCTCCGTTGTTGCCGAACGTTGGGGAGTTGCTAAGAACTAACGAGCCAGTGCCAGTCGAGGTGGTCGTGCCGGTTCCGCCGTTGCCGACAGGCAGGGTTCCGGTGACGCCAGTACTTAGTGGCAGGCCGGTGCCGTTCGTAAGGGTGACGCTCGAAGGAGTGCCCAGGCTAGGGGTCGAGGAAAGGGCAAACGTAGTCTGACCGTTGGCGTAGGTAACAACGATGTTGCCGCTGCTGTCGGTGTTGAGCGAGGCAACAGCAGACGCCCAGTTGCTTGTCGTTTCCGTAACACCAAACCAGTACGCACCTGGGGCGATCCAAATAGGGCTGTTCGCGCTTGCGCCGTCAATACTTTGGCTGCCACCAATGCACGGCCAGATAGGAAGCCAGTGCGTGCTGTCGGTGTTATCAACCCAAACGGTCTGGCCGGTCGATGAGATGTAGGGCAGGTGGACACCCGTGCCTGAACCACCGTTGGTTGTAGCAGTCGCGCCAGAAACAATGTTGTAGTTGTACGTCAGCGCCGCCACGCTCGTCTGCGAAGAGCCTGTGGCGGTGATGGTGCCAATGGTGCCAACCGTGCCGCTGCCAGCAGTGATGGTGGTGTTCGTTACGGCGGTGACGCGACCATAAGCGTCCGTGGTGATAACCGGAACCTGCGTGGCCGACCCATACGTACCAGCGGTACCAGCGGTCGACAAGCCAATGTTGGCCGAGGTGCTGGTGCCGGAGTTGGTGATTGGTGCCGTGACAGCGATGACGCCAGACGGACCCTGAGCGCCCGTGGCGCCGGTAGCACCAGTTGCACCAGCGGGGCCTGTAGCGCCAGTAGAGCCCGTAGCACCCTGGGGTATGGTGAAGTTAAAGACAGCAGCAGAACTCGTCCCAGAGTTCGTTACAGACGCGCTGGTGCCTGCTGCGCCTGTGGTGGTAGAGCCGACTGAGATGGTGGCGGCTGCACCGGCTGCACCCGTGGCACCAGTAGAACCGGCTGGTCCGGTGGCACCAGTGGCACCAGCAGGGCCCGTAGATCCAGTAGGCCCAGCGGGGCCCGTAGGACCGGCAGGGCCAGTGGGACCAACAGGGCCAGTAGCACCCGTTGCGCCTTGCGTGAGGACGAGGGAGTCGTCGAGGGTCCAGTAGGTCTGGCCGTTGAACGTCACAGCCACGTAGTAAGCGTCAATGGCGACGGTCATCTCCCACTGGCCGGGGCCACCAAACGCGGTGCCGGTGGTGACAGGGCCAAAGACATTGGTGCCGGAAGTACCGGTGGTGGGGGGCGACTGCCCGGCGACTGGCTCGGACGTGAAGAGAGAAGTGCTGTAGGCATACACCTGTGCGCCGTTAAACGCACCCGATGGGCCAAAGACTACACCTGACAGGATTCCCGTTGTCATTAGATCACTGACTCACCTTTATTGATTGCGGCCTGTGTTTCATCAAGTCGGCGGCCCAGCTTGGCGTCGCCCTTAAGGGACGTGTTGGTTTCAACTTCCCACTTTGAATTGGCTCGTGCTTCAAGAGCAGCCGACCCCTTGACCGACTTTGGCTGCAAGCCGTTGAAGCGCAGGCGCTTGTATGCGGCCACGTCCTTGTGCTGGGCTTTTGTGGCCTGCTCAGTGGCGGCAGCGGTTGATCGTGTAGGCATTGCCGTAGCAGCAAATGCGACAGAAGATGCCTTGCATCCAAAACAGTCGGGGATGCAGAGTCCTTGGTTGTGGGGGATAGCGGTCATTTGATGAGTGCTCCGTAACCAGCGGCAGTCAGGGCCGTGACTTCCGCGGCAGTGATTTCTGTAGGCCCTAGGTATACTTTAGTAATCCAAGGGTTCTGAGATACGACGTTCTTAACCTCAACGCGGTTGGTGTAGTCGTGGTAATACGATGTTGAGTACGGCGCAGATGGATCCCACGGGTTGTAGGGGTACGGAATGTTCGTGTTGGAATTTTCTGCCGAAGCAGTGTCCTGAACGAACGTGCCATCACTCAACGCAAAAACATTGATGTACCGAGGGCGGTTAGAAAAGTACCGAAAAAGCCGGTTCGACAACCCGCCCATTGCAGGAAGAATGGGCGGGTTGTCGTACGCGACTGGCGGAGTGAATATTGCCACTCCGGACTACTTTCGACCTTGTGCTCCAAGACGGAGTGCGGCTTCGGTGTCCGTGGTGCCACGACCACCAGTGGTCTGGATCTCGGGACGTGGGCCGGTGGCGTCACCAACAGGCATGTTCACACGATCGCCACCCATCTGGCTCTGCTCAAGCAGAGTGGTTGGGCGGAAGTCGGCTACTTGCTTGCTATGCTTGCCCGAGTCAACACTGTATTCGGCATCGAAACGGCTAGGCATTAGTTGTCCTCCCGAACCTTAAATGGCATAACTTCTGGCTGCAGTGAAGCGACACCGTACTCGATTTGATTGATGCCAGTGATCATCGGGGCCATGTGTCCACCACGGTTGGTGTTTGCCTCAATGCCACGGTTTGCGGGGCCAGATGTTACCTGTGAAGTTACAGGCGTAGGAATGATGCCGGTGTCAATGCTGTTGGCACCCGTGCTACGCAGGTCGTATTCCGAGATTTGCTTGAAGGATGAGCGTGATTCCATTAGAGTCCTGTTCCTGGTGCGCTTTGAATGTGGCCACGCATAGCGGCACCTGCGTTTGGAGCGGCAACGACGCCGTGACCGTTAGGGGTCACTGAGCCACTGCCACCTTCAGCGTGGTTTTCTAGACCGCGAGAGTACCGACGAGGGGCACTGCCACCACCGCCCAATCCGAAGAATGAGCCAATGTCGTCTGCAACAGAAGCAACATCGTGACGAGCACGGTCAAAGCCGCTAGCAATACCGTGGCCTACTGAAGCAACATCGTGACGCCCGCGGTCGAAACCACCGGCAATTGCTTCGCCATCATCTTCCCAACCATCTTCTTCGACCGCGCTCCTGTACGCGGCGTAGTTTTGGCCCTGCCCACCACGGCCCGGAAGGTCTGCGCCAACAACACCATTGGTGTCGCCCTTGAGGGTAATGCCTTTACTTACGTTTTCACGATACTGGTCCCAGGTCATGTCCCCAATTTCGGAGGGGCGGCTCATACCGGTTGAGCGCGGAGTAGTTCCTCCGTCGTATCCGGCAGGGACCTTTGCGGTGGGGTACGGTGGAAGGTCAGCGTTGATTTGAGCGCGAGTCGGTCCGGTGTTTTTCTTGCCTCCAGCCATTACTTCCACCTTGCGTCGGTCATGTCACAGCAGCCGCAATAACATGGGTCGGATGTTTCGCCTTTTACGGCGCGTGAATCGTTTGCCGCAGCAGCGGCAACCCGGTTGAATGAGCGTCCGGGGATTGGGTCAGCGGCGTCAAGGCCGCGTCGTAGGCCAAGGCCTGTGGGTACAGTCATGCTTGCTCCTGTGCGTGTTCGTTTTGGCTCGGAAGTTCTTCCGAAGTGAACTGGTGGGAAAGGGGGACGAGTACGCCATGAAGGTTCGTAAGCCGCCCGCATTGCAGGCAGTGGATCTCATCGATCCCTGCCTGCACGTCGCGAGAACCGCAGGCGGCACAACTACGAGGCCATGGCATACCCGTCCCCTATTCCAACTACTAGGCCGCTGGGGTTGAGACCGTGGGCGAGCCGAGGGTTCCGACGCTGGTAACGCCAGGAATGACCACGTTGAAGGTGTAGGCAGTCGGGTTGACCGCGGTGACCTGGAACGTACCGTTGAGGTTGGTGTTCGTAGCGCTTGCGATGGTGACGGTTGCGTCCGTTGAGAACGGAGGAACAGTCGTGCCCGTGGTGAACTGGAAGGTGTTTGCGCCGACGTACGAAGCAGCGGTGATGCTGGTCGACGTAGCGGAGCCTTCGCCCGTGTTCACAGAGGGGTTGAACTGGGAGCTGGAGAGGTCCGTGCCCAGGATCGAGGTCGATTCAAGGCGGATGACCGAGGCCTGACGGAAGATACCGTAGGCGCCCAACCAGTACCAACCCAGCGGCACGAAGCGGCGCAGGCGGTCAGTGATCGGACCGGGAACAACGTGTGGGTACGCGCCGTTGCCGTCGATCATCGAGTAGGCCTTGGCCAGCGACTGGCGACCAACGATGATGGTGCCGTAAACGTTGGCCGACGAAGCACCAGCACCCGTGTAGATCGGGGCACGTGGGGTTTCGATCCAGCGAACGCCTTCGAAGGCACCCAGCTCACCCGTCCAGATTTCACCCGGCTGGGCGTAGACGTGTGGTGCACGCCAGCCCTGGATGTTCGAGGAACCTACGGTTTCACCCTGGAGGTCAGCAACAAGGTCAGGGTGGATGTAGCCAACGTACATACCGCCGAACGTAGGCACGTTCTGCGAGCGCAGACGAGCGCGAGCGACGCGGATGTCAAACGCCGAAATGGTGTTGCCAGGCGAAGAGGAGCTGGACCAAGCGGCCAGGCTTGAACGAGCAGTCACCGAGCTAAGCGACGTAGCGCCAAGACCGTTGGTGTACTGCACGTTGGTGCCGGAGTCCAGAGCAGCGCGGGCAAGGGTGTCCAAGGACACACCAGCGTTGTAACCAACTACGTTGGCTACAACGGGGTCAATGTCCACGAACGAGGTGCCACGCAGCTTGGCAGTGGTCAGCACAGCGTTACCGTATTCAGCCAAAGTCAGCGAGACCTGCGAGTCTGAAAGGGCAACAGCCGAAACGTCGGTGGTTTCGCCAAGAGCCGACGTGTTGATCGACAGGTCGTTGACGATGGTGAACGTTACCGAGGCACCAGGCATCGACTGTGCAGTGGGCTGCACGTCAGCGGCGGCGTCGAAGTAAAGTTCTGGGCGGAGGGCGAAGTATGCCAGTCGGTCATACGCCGCCTTTGAAAAGTCCAGTGTGGACTGGCCTGTGTAGGCGTCAGTCATTAGGGGTAATTCCTTTCGGGGTTAGTGAAAGGCTTAGTACATCCCCGTGGTAGTGACCCCGACCTTTCGGCCTAGTTCACCAGAGCTGATCCGCATGATTTCCTCAACCGTAGTAGCGTTGGCCAAAGCGGCGAGGTACTCCTGCTGGGCGTCTGGCGTAGCGCCAACCGAACCAATAGTCGCACCTTGCGCACGGCGCAGGGCTTCGAGTTCAGGGTCATTCGACTGTTCGACAGGCTGGGGCTGGGAGTCCAAGATGCCGTACTCGCGGGCCTTGGCGCGGATCGCGTCTAGGTCTGCTTCGCCACGGTATGCGTCACGGAAAAGGTTTCCGAGAGGCGTATCTGGGATTCCTGCCTTGGCCAAAAGAACATCGCGTCTTGAGTTTTCAAGTTCGTGGCGCATGTGCTCCAGTTCCTTGCGGGCCTTCTCGGCCTCCCGCAACTGACGCCGAATGTTCGGGTCTAGCGGCTGGTTCGAAGTCTCTTCGTCAAGCTCGTCGTCGTATGCCATGCAGTTCGCTCCTTACGGGTACGCACTTTGCCAAGAGGGTAACAAAGCGGAAAATCAATTGTGATGCACGCTGGTACGCACCAAGGTTGTGCAACCCTTGGCGGGTTAGGGACCAGCGCGCCTGCGGCCAAACAGGGCCAATCACCTACTTAGATTGTACAGTAGGGGACCCTAGATGTTACGCTACACGCGAGCGGAACCAAGACCAACGACGCCCTTTTGGTTTTCAGCGTAACCACCACCCTTTTCAAACGGAGCAGCGCGGCCCTGTTCGGCACGGGCCACTTCCGTCTGTGCGACAACCTGGTTGGTGCCCTGAAAGCCTGCAAGGTTGGCGGCAATAAGGGTGTTGGTGTCCACGGTGGGGGTAGCCTGCCCAGGAAGGTTCTTGGTCAAAGCCACGTCGCGGCTAGCGCTAAGCAGCGATTGTTCGATTTGGTTTACACCGTATCCCAAGCCCTGGTTTCCAACGGTGCCAGTCAGCTTGGCCATGTCGGCTGCTTGTTCGGCGCCCGTCCGCGAAAGGCCCGTAAGGCCTACACGGCTGGCGTAGTCCTGGATTTCCGTTGAGGCCACCTGGCGCTGCATCGTCTGCAAAGCAACCTTTGGGTTCATGAAGTAATGCATAAGGTTTTGCTGGGAAACACCGTATTCAGTTTGGAGCAGACGCTTTACGTTGGGGTCGGCGTTGGATACTGCAGCGTAAATGTCTGTGACTCGCTGCTGGTATTCGGCGGCCGAAACGTGGTGGTTAAGCAACTCTCCAACTTCTTGGGCGGTAGGCATTGGCGCACCGTACTGCGTGGCCGAATTTAAAATGGCTTGCACGTACGTGCTGTACTGGGTTTCGTTCATGCGGTTGGCAGTTGGCTGGTTGTTGTATGAGGTAAGGCCTGGGTATGCCTGTTCATAGTCTTGCCTAATCTTGGCGTCAACGGCATTCCCAAGACCCGAAGGGATCTGCCCGCGCATAATGCCAGTAAGCAGTTCAACATTGGTCAAGTGATTGCCCTGCCTGGTGATCAACGCCAATACCGTGTTGGCCATCCAGCTCTTTTGCTCGGGCGTCAAGTTCCAAGATTCAATAGTGTTTTGAATCGTGTCAAATGCGTTAACTTCTTGCGTGGCCGTAACGCTCTTGAGTCCGGCCGTAATGCCCATTTGTACGTCATTTTTTAACGCAGTAATTTGAGCATTAAGGTCTTGGTATGCCAATGGCGGGACCTTGGCAAAATTCCAATTGTTTTGTTCCAGCGTAGTAAAGATATTTTGCCAACCGGTTTTTGCGGCTGGGGTATCTATAAAACTCAAGTCATAATATGAAGCGGCGGCGGCGGCTACGTTTGGGTAGCTGGCAGCCAGCTGGTTCATTGCTTCTTCAAAATTGCTTTTTGTAATCGGAGCAGCGACACCTGTCGTTGGGTCCGTGTAGGTAAGCACGGTTTTTGACAAGTCGTTTTTGTTACCGCTTGAGTCAACCTGCGTGGTGCTCAAACCAAGAATGTGAAGCAAATTGCTAAGTGGGATCTGAATAAAATCCTGGCTTGCGCCAAATGGTTTAATACCAAAGCTGTTTGACGAACCAGCCGCTGGGGCGCCAGTTGCGTTAGGCGTTGTTTGGCCCACGACTCCAGGGACGCCACTAAATCCAGTAGCGCCCGTTACTCCTGTAGGTCCGGCCATTAGATGCCCAATCCTTTCTTAAGGTTGCCAAGCATCATCTCTGCGCGAGCATGTGCTTCTGGTGTGTATGCCCAGCCAAACGCTGGTTCGTTGCGAATGTGATCCTGCCATTCGCCAATTGACATTGGCACAGGTCGGCCTGTCTTGGGGTCACGGCTCCCCATCAAAGCCGCCTGGGACTTGGCGTCATTAACAAAATCTGGCTCAAAATTTTCGCCAAGCATTTGCTTTGCAACTTGACGATACGGGTCAAGCAAATATGCCGTTGGGATGCCATTGGCAATCTGCTCAGCAAACGATGGGTACAGGCCCTGCGCTGCTGTCTTGAGATAATTTTCAAAAGCGCCAACCCGTCCAGCATCGGCGCCGTCACCAGCAATTTGCTTAATAGTTTCTTCGCTCATGGGCACCTGATAGTTGTGAGCCATCTGTGCCAATTCGGAAGAGCCCATGACCTTTTCGGCCGGGGCCTCGGGTGTTGGTGTGTCTGTCACCGTTCCTCCTAGTTACCGTACTTGTTTGGCAGTGAAGCCAAAGCGTGTTGAATAAAATATGCCTGGGTCTTAAATTGCGGGTCCGCGGCGACTTCTTGGCACCAGTTGTACCACTGGTTCTCAAGGCCCGTGGCGCTGCCGTTGCCGCTAATTATTGCCTGCACCTTGGACACAACCGAGTCGTAGTTTTCAAGAACGAACGCAAACTTTTTTCGGTCGGTTTTGGTCATGATGTTTTCTGTAACCAATGGGTCCTTAACCAAGGAGCGCATTTCGTTAATAGAGTTGATCTCTGCGTTGTACCGAGATGCACCCTGGAAGTTGGAAAGCCACGTTGGGTTCATCGAGCGACCGTAATTTAATGCCTGGTCGTTCAACGCCTTGTATTCCTGGTAGCCAATGTTTGTGCCCGGGGCCATTCCGTTACCACCAAAAGCAGGCTGAGCGGCCAAATAGTTGTAGTAATAGTCATTGCCTGCGGCCACAAGAATTGCGTCCAAGTATTGCTGTGGGGTATCCTTGGCTCGAAGGTTAAGAGAAACCTCAAGCGTGTAGGCCACAGGCGAGTACTTGCCATTGCGGCTAATGGTGTAGGCAAAAGCGTACGGGTATTTGGCAGCAAGCTGCTGGCCTTGCACCGTTGACAGAATTGCCGCACTTGACACCGTTTCTGGGTACGGCGTGTAATTGCTGGAGCTGTGGGCAACAAGGTCAAAAATGTTGTTGGGGTATTCAACCGCAAACTTATTAGCCGCTTCGGTAAAAGGCATGCGCGCCGACAGCGCCTGAAATTCTGGGCTCTTTGAGAACTGTTCCTGAATACTTAAAGCCGCAGGGGAAGCAAACGCCAATACGCCCTTGACAAGCATCATCATGACAGCTGCACCGCGAGCGTGGTCCAAGAACGTTTGGAAGTTCTGAGGATTGTTGAAGTAGTCAGAAACATACAAGTCAGCTTGTGCACGAAGGAACGCAATCTTTTCGTTGGGGGTCCATGGTTGGCCGGTGTTGGGGTTTGTCTGCTCCAACGCTTTTTGGTAGTGCTTCCATGCCAAGTCATATTGCTGCGAGTACAGGTTGTCCAACGCATTGTTAAGAACCAAGTTTTCAGTGCTTCGCATAGCAGACGTGTTTAGGTCAGTAATGCCCGCAGCGTTTGCCAGCGCGACCGAAGCGTCCAAAAGGTTGCGGCCAATGGTACTTGGAAAGAAGTCACTGTACAAAGACGAGTTGTTTGAGACTGGACCAAGGATTGCCGCCAAAACTTTTGTGGCCAAAACGCCTGAGCTGGTTGCTCCGCTAAACATCTTTTCGGCAATCTTCAACGGCATTGTGACTAGCGGGCCCCACGATGGGCGGAACAAACCAAGGGCACCAGCAGCGCCGCTTTCTGATCCGGTGGGCACAACCGATGCAATTGAACCCGGGTCAATGGAAAGCCCAAAACCAAGGTGGCCAAATGCGCCGTTTGTAAAGCTGCCGACGTTGCCGCCAATTACACCAGCGTTGCCCAAGAACGTAGATCCTGGGACAGCAATGCTTGGGTTATTGCCGCCAGCCGAAGCATTGCTAATGTAATTGGTGACACCAAGGCAAAGTTTCAAGTATCGCTCAAACGCGCCTGGGTCATTGCGAAGCACGCGGAAAGCACGACGCCATGCCTGGTTCTGGGCAAAGTAGAACGGCGCAAGCACGCGCATGTTTACTTCCCACAAGGTCTTGTCTTGTGGGTTGTGAACGTATTTGTGCATGTTAATAAACGCGTCACGGTCTGCAATCATGTGAGCCGTTGGTTCGTCAATCAAGTTGCGTTCAATAAGCGGGCGCAAACGCTCCATCTGCAAATGCTGTTCAAGCAAAAAGATTGGTTCGCGAACCATCTTGTTTACAATTGGCCCAAGGACTGCGTCGTGTCCTTTTTCGGCTACACGAGTAATAAGGTCGGACATCGAACCTTCAACAAGGCCGCTGTGGCCGCCGATCGAAGGGATGTCTTCAGGGGCAAGATTGCCCATCTTTCGGACATCTTCGCGGAAGTCTTCAAGGCCCTTAAGCTTGTCTGGGTTTGCCGCCTGGGTTACAAGTGCTGGGTGAAAATAGTGGTCAACGTATTGCAACGTGCCATTGTTGTCCTCAAAGTAACCGCTACCAGAAACGCTGGCAATAGCGTTTTCGGCAATGACGGCAGCCCACTCTTCGTGCGCGTTGCTGCGAGCAAATTTGCTTGTTGGCGGGATGCGGCCCGTGTCGCGCTGGAAACGGGAAACCTCTTCTGGCGGCAATGCCTCGATGGTTTCAAGAGCCTTCTTTTCCATTGCTGCCCGCAACGCGTCAACTTCAGTTGGCCCTATGTACTTAACGCCTTGGCGAATAATTTCTTCGCGAGTAAACCCAAATTCATCTTTTGGGTCGGTAATTGCACCGTGAACAACTGCTTGCTGAAGGCCATAATTGTACAGCCATTCTTCCATTTCTTTTGAAACAGGAGCAAGCAACGGGTCGTTGGCAATACGAGCAATCTGCATGCGCAAGTCTGACTCGTAATTAGGGGCGCCAGGCATTGACAATGCAACGCCATTGCGTCCGTGCTTGGTTGACGGAACCCATTCGCCATTGTCGTTCTTTTCAAGAAGGATGCCAGACATTGTCTGCTCAACGGTCTTTTCATCAAAAACATCGTTCTTGGAACTGTGAACGCCACCGGGCAAGTGTCCATCGTGTCGCATGATAGTGCCGACAAAGTCGTCAAGCATGCGGTTGCGCTTTGCCTGATCCATGCCAAGAATCAAATTCTTTTGCATGCCTGTAAGGACACCGGCAACAACGTCGCGAATCAGCTTGCCTTCGTACGCATCGCGAACGTAAGAATTAAATTCTTCCACGCTCATCTTTTGAGGGTCGAGTCCCTGTTTGGCCAAACGGGCAGCAACTTCGTCTGCCTTTTCACGGAACAAACGAGCGCCATACGCTTCATGCTTGGCGATCGAGGCCATGACTTTTGCATCAAAAGATTGCCAGCCGCCAAAACGAAGACTGTTCAACATAGCTTCTGAGGCGCCTACGCGCAGGGCCCAGCCACCAGAAAACAAAGCCATTGGCACAAAAGTGCGGCTAAGGAATCGATTGATGGCGTCAACCGTGTATTGCCAACCCATGATGTACGGGCTGCGCTTGCTGTACAAACGAGCAAGCTCTGTCTGCAAATTGGTTTCCGGTTTTTCGGCAAGAATTTCTTGGAAATTTTTACGGTCAATGTTGGCCGAACGAATTCCCAAAGGAAGGTCTTCGGAATTGCCTAGGTAGCGGCTTTCCATAAAATTGTCAAAGACATTGTCCAGCAGTTCTGAAGAAAGCTTGTTTTTCATGCCGCTTAAAACGGAAGCAATAACAGAATGACCAAAATTTATCATTAAGTTTTCTTTGCCCGCTTCGGAAACAATTGGCGACAAAAGGTCCATTGTTCGTACCGCCAAAGATTCGGCAAAAAATTCGTCAACGCCGTGAAGCCAATAGTTTCGCCCATACGCGCTCATGGTGTAACCGGACAAGCGCGTAAAATCAATTGTCTTTGGATCAATCGGGTTGGTTCCGTTTACGTCCAAAATGTGATTGATGTAATCCATTTCCTCGCCATGAGAATGTACCCATCCAAGGGGAACGCCATCTTCTGTGTCTTTGTTCATGTAATCCCAAAGCGGGTGTTCCTGGAAAAACTTCTCTCGTGCGCGGTCAAAATCGTTTTCCATTTGCGCAACGTATTCTTCGGGAAGGTACGTGGAGAGGTGGTGGAACAATTCATGATATACACTGAAATCAAAATTTAACGGGGCTTCAAGTGCGGCGCTGTAAATGTTTAATATTTTTTGACCAAACATGTACGACGCAAATGCGTCTGGATGGTCGCTACCAACCATAGCAATGACACCCGCAAAAAATTTTGGTCCGATTCGGTTTACAAAATCAAGAAGTTCTTTTTCGTAATTGTCTGTTTTTTCGGCAAAGAATTTTTCAATAGCGGCCATTTCTTCAGGCGACGACGACTTAAATGTTTCCCGAAGTTTTTCAAGATCTGCTTTTTCTACAAGATCTTTATGCGTCTCAACAAGGTCTTTAATAAGCCGTTCGCCTTCTGGCGACGTGTCTTGTCGAGCACGAATAAAACTGTCAATTTTTGGAGGCGTGACAATAAAGTCCCGCTTCATTCCCTTGGGCATGTACCCCTTACGAAGCACTTCGCTCAAAGACCCAACATTCCATCGAGCTTCTTTAAGGTCTTCGGCAAGCCCAGCTAATTCACGCAAACCATAAACCGGAGATGCAAGAGGGCTTTGCATTGAATTTATAAATTGGTTCGTTGCCGAGATTTTTCCACGAACCTTTTCAAGCTCGTCCATCAAAAATTGTGGCGACGAAACGTTCAGGTCAAATCCAGAATGGGCGGTAATAACTCTGCTTGAAAAAATGCGCGTGTTGTTGAACGCAGCAATTCGGTCTTCAATTTCGCGCTTTTGCTGAAACAAGAAACGCAGCTTTGCTTCAAAAACATTAGCCGCGTGAACAAAATGCTCAACTTCGGAAGGCTCGGGCATTGATTCGCTCGCCCCGAATTCGTACATTGGGCTAAGGCCTGTTTTAAGAATTTTTGAAAGTTCGGCTTCGGCTTCTTCGTAGCCGTCAATAAACTTGCCCTTTTTAAGCGGCGGCTCCGTTGTCCACTTTTCAATGTCTTCCCGGTTGTGATCAATGATCATATTTTCGGGTTCGCCTAATTTACGGGCCCCACCTTCAGACATGGTAATCGCAGGTGCATCTTTTTCCCCGGCAATGGCGTGCAACGCTTGAAGCAAGGCTGCACGGGCTTCTTTGTTCTTTGCCCCAAGGTTGTGGATTGTAAACGACCCGTCTCTTTCGGCAACATAATTAAGAACACCAACCATGCCTCCGATTTCGTCACGGGCAACAACAATGTTTGAAGGCAAGTCGCCAAACCGCCGTTGAGCATTAAACCGCTCAAGGGCGCTGACCATTTGATCCAGGGTTTCGCTTGTGCCGTTAACAACCGTTTTTTGCGTGATTTTTTTAAATTCAGCAGCAAAGTGTTCATTAACAATTTCATGAAGCAAATAAGCGTGGGCAACGTCCGCTGGCGTATCGTTAACGTAAGCGTTTTTTCCCTGAAGCTTGTTCAGCCATGTTGGGTCATCGGCCAAACGTTCTTTTACATATTCGCGAAATTTTTCAGCGACTTCTTTGGCGCTGCCATCTGGGCCAACCTTAAACGGATTGGCCCATTTTGACCCTTCACCAACAAACACAGAGTCTTTAGGAACAGCAAGACCGGGCTTAGTTACATAACCGGCTTTAAACCCAAGGCCTATTCCATAACTTTTTTGTTTATTGCGAATTGATTCATCAATCAAATGTTTAATAACGTCACCATGGCAAGCCAACGGCGAGCAGTTGCAGGAAATGTTTTTGCCCTTAAGCGGGTCCAGCCAATCCGGTTCTTCAGCCAAACGCTTTTTTGCGTACTCATAAAACTTTTCAATAACTTCTTCACGGGTTCCGTCCGGGCCAATCTTAAATGGATTGCCCCATGGCGTTCCTCTCCCAACATATATGGCGTCTTCCGGAGCGTCCTTTTTGTTAAAAACGCCCTTAACCGAAATTGCTTCTTTGAACTTTTGACCCCTTGTTTTGGGTGAATCGCCGCTTGGGTATTGTGCCCGCTCTTCTGGCGTTAAGGCTTTTTGAAATTCGGAACGAATATCAGTAAGCAACTGGCCAAGTTTGTTTTGCCCAGGGATGCCAGCGCACTTGCCACAGGAACAATCGCCCCACGTATTGTCGTGCCAGGTGTTTACCTCAACAAGTTTTGCGTCACCAGTTTGCAACAACAAATCGCGCATGCCCGGTTCGCTAAACTTTTGGCGCACCAAGTTTTTCATTACGTCTTCGCGTATTAAATTCCAATCTTCGCGCAATGGGTTTTTGCGGCCAAGCCTACGTGCAGCATTTGGGTGATTGGCGTTGCGAATTTGTTCGCGCAAGTCTTTGTCGGTTGTTTTGGCTGCTTGAAATGCGTGCTCTACCGTTGGGTATGTCTTGCCTTCAAACACAACGGGCGACTCATGGAAGTTGGAAAGGAATCTAAATTCGCCCTTAAAACCGTTTTCTTCTAATTCAATTTGTTTTAGGGTAAGTTCGCGTTTATAATTTTCGGAAGCCTCGCGCAAACGCGTAGCTTGCTGTTTGGCTTCTTCAACAAAATCGTCATGCTTTTCGGCCGCAAAGGGATTGCCAATCTCGGGCTCCGAAGGATAATGGTCAACTTCTCCATTGAAATTTTCTAAATCAAGAATTTGCTGTTTTAATTCTTCGGGGTAATCGGTAAAGTCGTACCGATCTTCAGCTTTGACGTTTGCGTAAATATGACGTTCTTTGATGTATGGCTTAGTTGCGTTTTCAACAACTCCGTCGCGCGAAACACGCGCATACTCCGCCAAACGAAGCTTTTGTTCCAAGCTCAAAAGCCGTGGTTCAATTTCTTTACCTGCCAGCGTGGTGTACAAAACGCCCGAGATGCGACGCATCTCTTTGGCCAAACCACGAAGTTCTGCGGCACGTGGAATGCGCAGTTCGCCAAGGTGGGTAGAACCAATACCAGCGAATCCTTCAAGGCCAGTCTTGGAGTTGCCCACGCGTGAAAGGACGCGGCCCTCCTTACCGGCTACATACAAGCCGCGATCGCCACCGCCGTCAAGGCCGGTCAGCTTCATAACTTCTTCCCAGATTTTGTTACCCATGGTGTGGGTCAAAATGCCAAGTTCGCCCTTTTCAAGACCAGCAACGGCGCGACGCATCGTGGCGTAATACATTGCCTGGCGGTATGCATTGATGTATTCCTGCGGCCCTTCGGCGTGAAGCAACAAGTCGCCAACAGCCTTAACGGCGTCTTCGTGCATAAGGGATGAACGCAAAAGGTCCATGATTGCTGGAATGGCGTTAACACTGCCTGGGCGAATAATTTTGTTTTCGATCTTGCCGGTCAGCTCATCAATGTACGATGAGTCGCGGGTAAAACGCGTGGCCAGCCAACGAAAGAATGCAGCGGTGCCACGAATGCTTTCGTCAGGCAAAGCAAACAACAAAGCGCTGTTGGGTTTAATGTCAACGCCTGTTTCTTCGCGAATGACTTTCCATACGGACTGAATAAAAGCACCGTCGGAATTAAGCAGATTACCCAGAATGTGAAACCGGCGTCCAAGGTCGCCCTTTAGTTCTGCCTTGAAAATTTCGTACATGCTCATGCTGGGCATCATGCCATTTACAATGCTGCTGCCTTCAGCTATGTCACGGAAAACCGCAAGGACCCCCTCTTCCGTGTTTGCTTCGCCCAGTCGCTTAATAAGCGTTCCAGCCTTAACGCTTTTGTCGGCAGAATCTTGAAACGTGTTGCGGAATGTATCCAAGATTTCCGATGCGCTGTGACTGGCAATGTAGTGAACTGCATTGCGCACACGTGCGTACTGCTGGTACGCAAGGTCAACGTCGTCCGCGTTGCGAATGCCAAGTCCGCTAAACCAAGCGCCCAGTGTGCCAGTAAAACCAGCAAACGATCGTGAAGTGTGCAAGACTTTGCCGTACGCGCCCAATGGGTCGGTACCAAGCCATTTGGTGTAAAAATCGGTCAAACCGGACACCGGAGCGAAGAAAGGGTTGCCCTTGTCGATGCCAAAATACTGAGCCAACATTTGGCCATCAGTGCCAATTATTTTGCCATTTGCGTCATAGGCATTTCCGTCACGTGTCTTATTCCAAAGATCAATCAACGGCTGGTCATTGCTGTTAAGAACATTTTCTTGATTCACCAAATACATGGCGTTTAAACGAACGCTGGACGTGGCCTTGCCTGCCAATCGAGCGGTTTTCATTAAATAACCCAAAGGGCGGAATGCTGCCTGCGAAGCAAGGTCCGCCAACTTGTATGCAGTGCCTCGGTCGGTGCCTGCAAACTTGCCCGATTGCAATTCGCGTTCGGCGCCAATCTTAAGGCGCTCTACAATTGCCTGTGTGCTGCGTTGTTCTGCGGCTTTAATGGCAGCTTGGGTTTCTTCGTCTAGCGTCTTTCCCGCAGCTTTTGCTGCATTGCCCATTGCAACCAATCGGCTGTCTTCCGCCATTTGTATTGACGCTTGAAGCGCTTCGGCATTTGCCGCAGCAACAGATGCGTCGGTTGACGCGCCATCGGTTGCAAGCCCCGCAAGGATGGATGGAAGCATGTAGGAAAGTGCATAATTCCAACCACGCTGAGCAGCCAACGACTCGGTGAACGCCATTGTGTGCGACATCAATTGGTATGCGTTTTGCTGGCTCCACGGATCGATCAGGCGAGTTACGCTAAGCGCAACGTTGTTTGCGGTGTTGTAAGCATCGCCAAGGCCTACAAGTGGATTCCCTTGAAAACCGTTTGGCCCAAAAAAACCAATAGTGGCAATTTCGTCAGTGGTTAACATTCCTCGCAAAGCAATGTTTTTTCCCCAATCGGCAAGGCCCCCAAGGCCTTGGCCGACCCCACTTACTTTGTCCATAATGTTGTTGCCTATTGACCCCCAGAATCCATACTGGGCTTCACTGGCAGCAGTTTCCTGCACGCTGTCATTTAAAACGTTGTATCCGTCTTTAACAACGTTTGTTGCGGCGTCCCACAAACCTGACGGGGCACCCTGCAAAAAATTGCTTGCGCCTCTCCATGCATTTGACCACATGCCCGAAACGTCATTTGTGAAGTGGCCCCAACCACCATCGTTGTTTGCATACCCGTGTACGTATCGACCGATCTGGTTATACGCAGTCAAGTACTTAACGGCATTTGAAATCTGGGTAGGGCTTGCATTGTCCATGCGAGCAAGGCTTGCAATTGTTGAAGGGTTCTGGGCAATCAATGGATTGATTGAAGTAATACGGGCAAGGCCGTGTTGTTGCGTTGGGCTTAATGCATTCATGGCGTCGGAGTCAATATTCTCCTGCGCCAAAGCAATTGCCTTTTGGCCAATCGGGCTTGTCGTTGGCGTGCTTTGCTCTAATGGGATTCCATTGATTGAGGGCATTTAGCTCCTAAATTCCAAGAGCACGGGCTGCGTTAGCCATGCTGTTCATAAGTGATGTTGCACCAAGGCCTTGCGAACCCATTGAAAAAATTTGGCTCAGGGCTGGGGGTTGCGTTTGCGATGGACCAGCGCCAGGGCCAAATGGCAAACCCGCAGTAACGGGTTCGTTGGGGCGCTGCGTAGGAGCAATGTACGGAATGTCACCCGGCTTTACTGGTGGGGCCGACTGCATCTGCGCCATTGGTCGAGGGGCGGGAGCGGCAGCAACCGGGGAAGAACCCATTGGCACGATTTGCTGCGCTTCCCGCTGAGCTGTGGCCTTGCCGTACTCTTGGTTGGGCACGGTGGAAATTGGCATGTTTAAATCAGAACGATTGCCATATGCCGTACCCGGGGTTCCCTGTCGACGGCCGCCGTGACTTTTGCGTGGCATTTACTACACTCCTGCTGGGGTTGGTGCTGGTGCCATGGCGACAGCGGGTGCCATGCCTCCCTGTGGGGGCATTCCTCCCTGCGGTGGCATACCGCCACCACCGCCACCAAGCTGTCCAAGCAAATCCTGAAGGCTGGGCTTGCCCTGTGGCTGTGCGCCCTGGATTGGGTTTTCTGGGCCAACAGCCAAACCAGGCTGCTGCTGAGGCATGGGTGCCTGCTGCTGTTGCATTGCCTGCGCTTGCGCTTGCTGCTCTTCCTGCATTTCTTTGTGAATTTGGGCCACAGCTTCTTCCAACGTAGTGTGGCGCTGGTTCTTGGCCTGAGCAATGCGGGCAATGATGCTGGGGTCTAGCGACCCTTGGGCGGCTTGCTGTTCAAGGCCCGTAAGAAGCGCTTTACGCAAACCTTCAATTTCAACCAAGTCCGCTTCACGCGCCGGGTCTTTGATCGCCGGGTCCATGGTTCGTGCGGTTTCATTGGACATAATGCCCATGCCAACACGCTGTCCAATAGCAACCACCATAGAATCGATGTCGCTTCCCGGCATTGGGTAGACAACTTTTGAAACGTCCGTTTCGAAAGTTTCTTTAGGCGTGTAATCAGGTCGTGCAATTTTTCCGTCCGTTCCAAAGAAAAACATGCTTGGCTTGTTGCCATAGTACGCCTTCATAATCTTTACTGCGCGACTGTTTTCCAACTCCATTGAGTTGGCCAGGATTTCCTGGTACTCCTGAAGCGGCATGTCGATCGCGGAACCAAGAACGGTAGCACCACGGCGAGCGGTGCGGATGTTAGAACCAGATTCACCGTTGAGCTCTGACGGAATGTTACCCGTCATACGCTGAGCGCGCTCAAGGTTGCTTATGGCAATTTGGGCGTCCTGGGTCTGCTGGGGGTGGATAATTTGGATCTGTCCCTTGTCAATAACTCCTCGAATACCCATCTTGCCATCGGCTTCTTGGATAATTCGGGGACTTGTGGGTGCGTTGGCAGGGGAAACCACCCATTCGTCGGGAAAGACATTTCGGAAAACGGCGATGGTGTTAAGTGCGTCAAGCTTTGCCTCTCGCTGGTACATGCCGAGCATTTGGTCAAACTGACCCTGCAAACGGTCGAGGGTAATGCGACCGGCGATTACAACAGGGCAAACCTCTGCGCGGTTGGGAATTCGTTCAAGAATAATGTGCGAAGCGGCGCCCTTGCCAACCTCTTGCGAAAACGGCGTGGCCTTAGGTTTTTCGGCGCCAACAGCAACCATGACGGTTTCGTTGGCATCCATGTATTCCAAGATCTGGAACAGGTCGGACTTGCCCCTGTCGCCACGGTACAGCACCGACATTTGCTGGGGGTAGTTATCCTGCAGCCAACCAAGGGGTCGACGGTCGGCAAAGATGCAGTCAGTTGGCTCCATGTTGTCGGGGTCGACCATGGGCGAAGGGTAGGTGGCCAGCGGGTTCCGAACTCGCCAGAATGGGATCTGTCGGCGGTCGCTGGGGTCGAGGGCTACGGGCGATAACGAAATGGCTGACATGCCATAAGCCGTCAAGTGGCGGGCGCGACGGCGCACCTTGGTGGTCATCTTGTTCATGTCCCACCAGCCAAGGTTTGCCAGTCGGCGGTCATGCGCCTTGTTTTCTGAAAGCTGAATGCCGTTACGAAGGGCTGGGTACTGAATGTCCGGCATGACTGACGCCACGCGCATAGAGAACTGGTCAATGCCCTGGGCAATAAGGTTAGGGATGGCGGGGCGCTCAGCTTCGTCCAGCTCGGGCAAAGGCACAATGACATCGCCGTTGTAGTGGTCGCGGACCTCGGCCATGCGCTTAAAGATGCCCGAACGGCTCATCTGCCGTTCCTGGAACATAGAAACGATTTGGCTTGCAGCCTTTTCGTTGTCAAGGGCCAATGCCATGTATTACCTCAAGTTCGCTAGTTGGGTGTTGCGTACCCACTTGGGGCGCCATGCCTGGACCGCAATGGATCGTGGCTGGTGCAAGTTTGGAATGTTCCATTCAAAGAACCATTCCGCCATTACGCAGTCGTCTGTACGCCCGTGAGGGTACTTGGTTACCTCGTCGATAAGATGCATCGACCGGGTTTTGCCTTCACCCTTACCCATCAATCTTACACGACCAAATCGCCAATGTTGGGAAATCGTCGTAACACCGTAATTTGGGTCACTCTTGTTACTGGTGGTATTGTGAGGAATTACTTCGACGCCGCTGAGTTGCCGCCATCTTTTAAAATGGTCGTACTGAAGCATGAATCGCTGGGCGGCATTTTGTTCAATAATCCACCACTGTATCGGGAAACCGATACTGGTCGATAAACGCTGCCATTCTTCCATGACCCCAGTGAATTCACCGAGATTGTAGTTGTATTCCAAAAACTCCGGGGCTTCCATCTTCTTACGAATAAGGTCAAGCAAAAACCGTTGTTGGCTTTCAGGATGGTATAGCCAGCATTGAATCGACCAATAATTAGTTGGCGACGGGTCTGCCGTGGCGATAACCATGCAATCGGCTGGATTAAGCCCCGGGGGTATCTCCCAACGGTCTCTATCTTTGTCAATGCACCCCACGCTCCCTCCGTGTCCGTAGACCCATTCATTCCGAACCAGCGTCTCATCTAGCGCAATGTCTTCTTGCTGGTAGACGACCGCAAAGCGTTCACCACGGTTTGACATAAGATTCGATATTTCGCGCCATGGGAGTCGACGGGGGTCCAAAAGGCAACCCGTAGGATACGCTTCAGATCCTCTTTTGTGGAAAGCGGGGTCGCATCGATCTTCGTAATGGGCACGGTACAGCAGGTGCTTGTACTTCTTGTCGTGTCGGAGATTGGCGATTTCATCATCGGTAAGTTCGTCAAGTATTTCATCTTCCTCCAAGGGCTGGGTCATGTCCAGCGCAAAGCGATATAGGTCATCAGGAGCAAGCCGCTGGCCAATAAGGGCAAGCATGCCAGCAGGTTCCAGACGAGTCTCGGCCACGTCTTGGTACCAGTCTTCCATGGCTTCTCGCTGTTCAGCACTTCGTACTTTACGAGGGTCCACAAGGTCGTCCCAAAAACAACCATCAAAGCGGCCACCAATAAAACCTGAGTCCATACCGTAAGCACTGAGCGTTGGTTCCTTTTCTGAGATAGCGCCGTTTTCTTCGGGCTGCATAACAATAAATGCTTCATTGGTCCAAAGCTCTTTTTCCAAAGGCTTAAACCGGCCAAAGTCAAGGGCTAGGGTTGATTCGGCGTCGACCGCTTGTCCACGGGCTTTAAGGTTGTCATCGGCCAATTCAGGAATGACGCGCTCTAGGGAACGGCGAACGCGCATTAGGTTTCGCTTAGCCAGGCTCATTGTGGCCGATCCGGTCAGCAAACGCACTGCTCGGTTTCGGCAAATGATCCAGCACGTCAAATCGTGGAGCAAGGTCGTTTTACCAGAACCCGGGGGCATGTTCATGACCACGTATTCTTTTTGCTCAGACTCTAAGAGTTTGACCAGTTCAGTACCGGCTTCTTCCTGCCACGGCGTAGCGATGCGCCCAAAGTACCGGCGCCGAAAATACCCAAAATCCTCTAAGGCCAGCTTGGCTTCTTCGCACAAACTGTCGTATGGCTTGGGCCCTTCAAGCTTGGCTTCTACCTTAAGCTCTCGGTAGTTGGACGCTGACGTGTCCATTTGATCTGCCGCTTTTAGCGTTTGGGCGGCTTTCTCTACGCGGTAGGCCGTAGCTTCCGAAAACTTTGCTTTGCGGGCGCTGTCGGCAATGGAGAAACCAGCCGTGCGCGCTTCAAAGTATTTTTTGCGTTGGGCGGGAGTAACAGCCATTAACTATTTAATGCGGTTGTCAGCAGTCCTGCTACTCGATACGTTGGAGTATTCCCGTAAATTGTAAAGACACCGCCCCCGCCGTCGCTGTAATCACTGACGGCGACGACGAGGCAGTAGTCCTCGATGACTGGCATTTTCCACTCTTCACCTTCATCAAGGTCGTGGTTAATGGTCGTCAAAAACTTCGGAAGGTTCTCATCCAACCATTGCCGTAGCGAGGTTGAGATTGAGTCCTCGGAAAGCATTAGGCCTGGGGTGTCCCGGTGGGAGCAGCAGGAACAACCGGAGCGGCAGAAGCAGCAGAAGCGGCTTCTGACTGAGCCAGGATGTTGTTGATGAAGTGAACCGCAGCAATGCTGTCCGCTTCCAAGCTGTGCTTCTTCAGGAAGTGCAGGGCCTCAAGGGCAGCCGCAAACAATGCGGGCACCGTAAAGCTGATGGCCTGTACAACAGGGTTCAAGTTGAAGCCCGGGTGGATCAGGGCAACAATGGCGGTAGCCCCTGACAACAGGGCCGTGATGTGTGTGCTGATGTGCTTGGTCATGTATTCAGTATACACAAAAATCCCCACCAGTTACGGTGGGGATTTTTGCGGAAGGGTTTTGTGTGGTTGTCCTGAGGATGGACGTTCCCAGTGTATCACGGGTGGGACCGTATGTGTGTCAGGGGTTAAAAAATTTTTGAAGCACCGGGGTGCGAACTTGCAAAAAGGCCCCGTCCGGAGACGGGGGCCAATTTGCATCTATGAGCAAGACGGATCGCAATGTAGGTACAAACATTATAGCAGATGGAGTGCAGAGAGGGGGGTCTGGGCGGATCCAAATCTTTGGGTAGGTTACGCCGCAAACGACTGGCCGCGGCCGCCGAATGGTGTACACTGGATGTATCGCCATTGGCAGCGGTCGTGGGTGGAAGCCCCCGCGGAGTGTGAGTCTGGAAACAGATACTCGCCGCAGTTACCCGGTTAGAGCGGGATTCGGTTGGCGCACCCTGAATGCAATTTGGTTGCTTTGGGGAAGAGTTGAGGAGTTGCATTGCTCCACAAACAGTCCTTGCGCCGTGCGGAACAGGTATTGCAGACTCTTCGGAGTTGAGGGAAATGCGGGCAGAGTTGTAAGCAAACGATACTAGCCCCCATAATCCCGAGGTAGAAAACCTTCCGCCGCGGATGACACCCACTGATAGTACTTTTGATAGATACGACGCATAGCCGCGGCCGCGACCGCGGCGCCTGGCCTGGTGACGAGAATGACAGTTTTCGGTAGAGGGGATAACAACTCTTGGTAGCACGACGGGCTCGGCACACACCCGGTCAAGTCGCTGGTAAACACAGAGTTTTTTTCCACACCAGAATATGTGTGCCTCGCATTTTACGGAACCGACCCGGTTCCATATCCTCCCGGGCAAACTTGGAAGGGATACCTTCCAAAGTTTGCAGTTCCGCTTGCAACCAGCCAGAATGAGAAACAAATTGGAGGGGAAGGCGTTGGATTAGCAAGACGGCTAAAGCCGACTAATCCGGGATCCTCCCGCTAGTAAGACGCCGACGGGGGCGTCGTCATCTTACTGCACGGGCCCCTCCCGGTTCATGAGTGTCGCCCTAAATTTGCAGCCTGCATTTACAACGCACGTTTGCGGGGGCGTAAACCCAACGATCCGTAAGTTCGGGGAAACCCCTCTCTAACGGACTCGGTAGGTTTCACACCCTTTGAGCAAACGCACGTTGTTGCAGGCTCAAATTTACCAAATCTCGCGATTTGGACGGGCGCCACCGTCCGGCTGGGAATCGCGGCGAGCGGCCCGGCCCCAAGGGGCCTATGGTTTGGTCAGTCCCAAAAGCGGACTGACCGCACCTATGCCGCTACGGCTTGTCCGAGGGGGGGAGTGAACCCCCCCCGTCGGCCTACGCCTGTCGCCTCCGGCCAAACTCACACACAGTTGGTTCCATGGTACGGGATAAATTTCGCGTGTCAATCCGTAAACGGACGGGAGCCTGCATTGCGCCCCTGCGGGGCACAATTCTTAGCAGGCTTCTCAGAAACTTTTCACAATTACGGCCCCCCGCAAGCGGGGCCCCCCGGAATTCTGAAAACTTCCTGCGACGCGTTCCGCGCCCTGTTGACACACGAAATTCACCCCCTTCGCCGCCCGCGCCAACGACGCACTGCGTCGTTGTCACGTTCGCCTCGGCCATTTGCTAAGCCCCACACGTTCGCTAGCGAACGTGAGTGGCAAAGCAAACGCCGTCCTCCTGTCCCAACTATGCGTGAGATGCGCGCATAGGGAAAGAGGATGAGTATGGGAAAGTTTATAACGATTCTGGTTTGTGGGAGTCGCACGTTCAAGGACGAAGCCTTCATGCGGAACAAGTTGAGCAATGTAATTGCCGACCTCGGCGTTGAAGCAACCGACGTGAAGTTGATCACGGGTGGCGCTGCAGGTGCCGACACGATCGCTGAAAAAATCGGCCGTGGGTGGAAGTGGGAAGTGAGCGTGTTCAAAGCCGACTGGACAGCCGAACCCAAGCGTGCTGGGTACATCAGAAACCAGCGCATGCTTGACGAAGGCAAGCCGAACCTCGTGCTCGCATTTTTCGGGCCCGCTGAAGACGACTCCCGAGGCACTTCCATGATGGTTGACATCGCCCGCAAGGCTGGAGTGCCCGGCTGGTCGTACCGTCCGCACATCACGCCTGACCCGATTCCCTAGTTCGCAGTACGGTATGGGTTCCACCGCTAAAGGGCCCAACCAACCAACTAAGTATCGAGAAAGGATACACCATGCAGTTTGAATTTCAGGCAACCCTTCAGACGGTTGCAAAGCAGTTGTTCGACGCCACCTACGGGGTAGGCGTTCCGTCCAGTGAGCGCGATGGCGCGTTCAAGGCGCTTGGCGAGTTTGAGGCCCTTGCGGAAGCAGGGCACCCAGACGCCGTCTACGTTCTTGCGTGGTACGACCGCCTCATCACCGATTGGGAAGCCGAGGTCGAACGTTACGAACTCGAACTCGCTGACGCAAGTTGGGAGGTGATGTGATGTGGGTTGACCTGCAAGCAACGCTGGTGATTGCAGCGCCGATGTTGTTCGTGCTTCTCGCCTTCTTGGTCGAGGAGTGGTTCACTGACTTCACCAGCCCACAGGCAAAGCGCCGCCGCCGCCGCAACCGCCGTATCCGCGCCCGCCGCAAAGCAGCACGCAGAAGCGGTTGGTGAAGTCATGAAGTCGAAGAGAAAGAAAGGAGGTGAGACCATGAGCAAGACGGAATTTGCAAGAGAGGTCGCTCGCGCAGCCGAGGCCGACGAGGAACCAAGGAAATAGGGGGTAACGCCCCTAAACGGTTCAGCAATAAAAAATCCGAAGGTCGTACCCTACCGAGAGGCTTTTTCAAGCCTCTCGGTAGGGTTCAGCGAAGGGTGTCTTGTATAGTGCAAGATTATCCTTTGCAATCAAAATCTGAAGGGAAAGTCCCGGAAGAAAACAAGTTACCGAGAAAGGGTAATATGCCTGAAGGCTACGAGCGTGAACTCGTAAACTCACAAGCGCCCAGTGACGTCATCACTGAATTCGCCACCATCGACGGAGAAACCATGGAGTTCGATTCGGACACCATGACCCGTTGCGAGCGAACCACCTGCGACAACGCGTGGCTCAACGATTCATATGACTATATGAATGTCTTTACGTTGGGCGGCGAACAGCAGTGGTGCGAAGACTGCGCCAACCTGCGATCATGGGTTTGTGACTCATGCTCCAACTGGTACGACTCGTACTACGAAAGTTCCACCTGCGTTGACGACGAATCCAGCGTCTGCACTGAATGTGACGAAAACACGTGGTACTGCGACAGTTGCGAAACCAACCACTGGGATGGCCACACTTGCGAGCGCGTAGAACAAGAGTTGATGTCCTACACCTTCAAGCCACGTCCAATTCACAAGTTCGCCAGCAATGAGGTCTGGAATGGAGCCCAAGGGTACCCCACTCCCACCTACGGCATCGAACTTGAGTCGGAAAACGTAACAAACCAGTTGCACGAAGCAATCGCCGCGTTCCGCAAGCACTACACGATGGACGACTTCTACCTCAAGTCGGACGGCTCGCTGTCCTACGGCATGGAGATTGTCAGCCACCCTCGGTCGCTTGCGTCGTGGCGGGAAATTGCTCCCGAACTGGCCGTAGCGCTCAAGGAATTGAGCAATCTCGGTCAGCGCGCTTGGTCGCAAACTCGTGCTGGTTTGCACATCCACGTTGGACGTAAGAACTTCACCACCAGCCACGCGGCTCGTTTCGTGATGTTGTTTGCGCGCAACGCAGAAGACTGGATCCGTCTCGCCAACCGCAAGACCTCGTACGCGTTGTTCAGCGGAATCGAAGGGGCTGCCGTCATGAAGGTCAAAAACCCAACGTGGGCTGCTCACTCCGACGCCGTCAACACTGGCGCCAACGGTGGAACAACGATCGAAATTCGTATCTTCCGTCCATCGCTGTCAGTCGGCCGCGTAATCGGTTCAATTGAGTTGGTCGATGCAGCAATTGCGTACACGCGCAACATGACCGCATACGATGCCATCCGCGGGGCTCTGGCCTACGACGAGTTCAAGAAGTACGTCATGTCGTGCGACAACTGGCCAATGGCCAAGAACATCATGCGTGGCTTGCGCTTCAACATGGAAATTCTCCCGCCCGACAATCGTGGAGACCGCTCATGTGCGTGATGTGCGTAGGAACGACCGCCAATGAACGGCCGACACGCGCTAACCTCGTCGTTAGTTGCATCAACAACCCAGACGGCTTCGGCTGGGGAATCGTGTACGACGCACAAGTCGAAGGAACACCAACCCGTCGACTCATGGCAAACCACTCGATGACGTCCGAAAGCGCCATCGATTCGTACTTCGCGGCACTCGACCAGTTGGGCGAAGCAGTTGTGGGACACCTGTTCCACGCTCGCATCGCCACACGCGGTGGGGTTCACCTGAAAGGCTGTCACCCATTCTGGGTACCAGAAGGTGAGCGTGAGTACGACACCAGTGCGTTGCTTGCACACAACGGAATGCTTGGCTTGAGCATCCCCAAGAACGACCAGCGGGTTGACTCGCAGGTCTTTGCGGAGGATGTGCTGCCAATGTTCGGTGGCGTCGAATCGCTGAACAAGCCGTACATGTGGGACATCATCAACGGTTACGTTGAGGGAGAACGCTCCAAGGTGGTAATTCTCAACACCATCTTCGAAGAGTCACCTGTCATCATCTTGGGCGAAAGCCTCGGATCGTGGGACAAGAACACCGGGCTCTGGTGGTCTAACACCTCATGGTGCAGCACTCCTTCGTATCGCACGCCAGCAAACGTGACCTACGGATCGCGAATGCCAGCACGCGAGAGCACTTGGTCAGACTACGACATGTTTGAGTCAAAGTCAACCATGACCGAAGACGAGTACGAAGAGTTGTTTGGCGGAATGGCATGCCTTGACACAACCTGCCCCGGCTGGGTTCTCCCAGAAGACGGACACTTGTGCTTGGAGTGCGGCGTCTGCCAAATGTGCCTCGACACGTGGGATGAGTGTATTTGCGAAGACATTCGCGAATCACTGCCCACGGAAAAGCAATAAGCGGCTCCGGCTGGCATTTCCGATATCAAAAGTACATGGACAAGGTGGCCTTCGTGGTTTGCGCCATTGAAGGCTACCTTGTCTACTCTTTTGTGCACAAGTACACAGCATCCATTGTTGGAGTCAACACCACCGATCCAGTTGCCCTCTTCGCAGGCGGCTCTATTGGTGGGGCCATGTGGGCCACTTGGGTGAATGCCAAGCGCAAGTAAATAAATTAGGGTGGGGGTAGTCGAAAGACTGCTCTCACCCTAATTTTGTATTGGTGTTGGTCGCGTTTCTCACCGACCCTAAAGGGTCACCTCAAAACACGAATACGTAAGCCGCGGCAAGCGCGGACGCCGGAGGCGAATTATCCTTTGGTACCGGCCCGGCGAATTATCCTTTGGAACAGAACCGCAAAATTCCCTCGGGAAAGGGGGCCTTAAACGAGTAAGAACCCACCTCTACCCGAGGGAATTATGCGCTTAGTTGCCGATGTAGCGAATGTAAGTGCGCTGGATCTTCACGCCGTTCTCAACCGTTCGGCGGTAAGCTCGCTCCCACTGCGGACCCTTGAACGGCCCCCATGCTGGGCGGTGAGCCGTGCCCTCGTAGAGCACAAACCACTGGTTGGGGCGAGACTTCCCAGCCTCAACAAAGTACGCTGACTTAGTTGCTGCGTAGCCACCACGCTTTGCTGGTGCTGGCGCTTCCCACTTAATTTCTTCCATGTTACCTCCTTTAAGGTGATACCCACATTAATGCCTAATCCCACAAATTGCAAATCATAAGAACAGATAGCGACTATCTTTATTTAAATTTGCATTTAGTGTTGACAAGCACTAGCTTTGTATGCGTGGTCGCAAGGCCACCATAACAGTAAAGGAAATGAGATGGAAGCGTACACGGTTACAATCCTTGTTTGCATTCAATGCTATGACATTGAGGGCTGGTGCGATGGCGCACCGTTTGACTTGGAAGAACACACGTACATTTGCGAGCGTTGTGGCGCAGCTCTGGGAGGAGAAGAATGATTAACCACGGATTGGCCTTTGCGGCTACCGGCTTCGGCAAGGTAGAGGTTTACCTTGACCGTCAGCCTGCTACGCTTGAAGAAGCGCTGGACTGCATTGACTACCTCATCGCTCGATACAACGAGGCGCAGGAAGTCATCAATGAACTGGAGCAGGAAGGGGAGGGCGTATGACGTTGAACATAACCGGAGAATGGTCCGACTGCGACCGTCACCCCGACTTGGAGTGCTACCGCTTCTTGTCCTTCGCCACTGATCAATACGACTACGACTGCGAGGTGTCGGAATGACAAACGTTTCGGGCGACGGCTTTTACACGACCTGCAAAGGATCAATTTACAAGCCCAGCAAAAACCCTTTTGGTATCTGCGATTCGTGCTGCGAGTTGCGCACCCTCACCATTGTCTACAACGACGTTGGTGACGAAGTAAACTATCACTGCGACGAATGTCTGTGATAGACTAAGTTCGCTAGGGGGGTCGAGTCTGACTTCCTCGGTAATGAGCCGACCTGTTCCCTTTCTCCAGGTGCGGCTCCCCCCCTAGCATTTATTGAGTATGCCCGTTTCGCTTCTTGCGATAACGGGCTACTCTTATTTTTGAGGCATGGTTGTATGCCTCAATGCAGGGCTCGCAGATGACGTGGTCAGGGTCCTTAAGTTTGAGGCGACGATGCTGTGCGTGTCCTCGCTCGGTGCCGTGCTCGATTTCCTTGCGATTAGGAGGCTCGTAGCCCAGCGATGCTGCCACGATGCGGAGTTCCTGATACGACAAACCGCCCCACACTCCCCATGCTTCCCGATGTTCTAAGGCCCAATACAGGCAGTCGGTCTTTATGGGGCAGGTAGCGCAGATAGCACTAGCCTGTTGTGTGAGGCGGTCGTTGAAGAAGAGATCCGTCTGCCCTACGCAGAGGGCTTTGGACCAATCGGTCATGGACTAGAAATCTTCCTCGGGGGTCGACCACTTCTTGGGTGCGCCCTTAGCGTCCTCGCTGGCGTAGCGAAGATCGGCTCCTGCGCCTTCGACGGTCAAGATGACCTTCGAGACGGTCTTGCCTTCCTTGTTCTCGTAGCGGTCTTGGTTCAGGTTGCCAGTGATGATAACACGCTGGCCCTTGCGCAAGTTGTCCGAGATGCCTTGGGCAAGAGTGCCCCAAGCGGTGCAGTCGAAGTAAGAGACGCTCTCTTCTTCGCCCTTCTTCCGGTTCACTGCGATGCTGAAATTAGCGAGGGCAGTTCCCTTGTTTGTGAACTTCAGGTCCACGTCTGCGACCATACGGCCAATAAGCGTTGTGCTCATGTTTTTCCTTTACAGTGTTGTGCCTTGCGGCGTATTTAGTTTACCACGTTAGAAGCCTGCTTGCTTAAGCAACCAAGCCATTTCTTCCAGCGTTACGACTGCGTAGCCCAGTCGAGCTGGCTTGTTCCGCCGTTTGATAACAGCGATACCAAGGTCCGCCTTCGCATTGGCTCGCTCTCGGGACGCTTCGTCCATGATGCTCGCCAACGTGATGGTCTTTACATTCTTGCACTCAATCACGACCCGAGGGATACCGTTAAGGTCGCCCTTGTCCATCGTGTTGCCTGCGCCGTAGCGTCGCTCGGCATAGGGGAACCCCATGTCGTTAAACACCTTGGCAACGTCACGTTCCCACTGGGAACCCTTTGCCTTTTCAGGCGTCGTCATCACTCGTCTTTTCGATCAGCACGGCAATCGCTTCCTGAATCTTCGTCTGCTCGACGCCGACCTGCACTAAAGCAGCCAGAAAGTTGACCATCATGTTGTCAACAGACTCTTCAATTTTCTTAATAATTTCTTCATTTGTCATCGAACTAAGCCTAGCACACGCTTGATGCTCTCCGGCATTGGCACCGCCTCTTCACGCTCTCGACGCTTCTTTTCAAAGAACTCGCTGTCGACGGCAGGAATTCGTGGGGCGGTGTCCTGCACAACAATGACTTCTCCGTCACGTTGGCGCTGCGCAAGCATCGTGTGGTAGTGCTTGCGGAACTTGATCGGTGAAAAAATAACCGTGCCCCAGAAAGCATGACCAACGCACCACGTCAACATTTCTTCGACGTTGGGCACCGGCACCTTGTCAATGCGCAACAACTTTTCCATTGCGGAAACGTTCGTGTCGTTCATAACAAAAGGGCGGTGGGAGTTGGCAACAATGCCTTCGTTGAGGCGCTCACAAAGCGTTCGAGCCTGCGCCCATGTCTCTGTATGCTTGGTTCGTGCCACAGTTCGGGCGTTGACGAATTTCTTCATTTCCTCCACCTCTTCCACGGTGACACGCCCCTCCTGAATTAACAAACACAAAACTTCCTTGTACGCGTCAGTCATCGCGCCACATCTTCCACGTCACATAAGTCGCACTCAACTTTAGTTTTTAGGTCGTCAAACTTTAGGTTTTCGGTAGCGTCCAGTACCTTGATTACGTCGCAGGGTGATTGGGTGAGGCAGGTGGCGCACACCGGAAACCATTCCGTGTGCGGTTGAGGCTGGTGCTTCTCTCGTAGGGCTTTGATTTCGGTGGGGGTCATAGTTTCTCTCCACACTTGGGGCAGTAGGCGAACTCCAGCCACGTTTCATCGCCATCTATCCCAGCAGGTATCCACGAACCGGCGATGTTCTGAAACACGCGCCGGTGCTTCTCTCGTATAACGTGGTCGCACTGCGGTTCGGTGGCATCAAGCAATCGAATAACGTCGCAGGGGTAGTAGCCAGGGCAGATGTCGCACGAGGTAGTCCCTTTGCCGTAGCGACCGTGAGCCGTGTGCTTCTCTCGTAGGGCTTGGCGTTCGGCGGGGGTCATTGTGCGGCCTCCCAGATGCAGTAGCCCAGCCAGCAGAGCCAGCCAGCAATAGCAACGATGTAAATACAGTCAGCCAACTTCATTGGTCGTAAGTGTCCATGATGCAGTCGTGCAAGTCCTCAAGGTCGAGCAGATGCTCAGCCGTGTCGGAACCGAACTGCTCGCCACACTTGCCACACATGCTGACAAACTCGTGCTGGTATGACCGGTACTCATCGAGGGCAATGGTCAGGTACGTAATCATGTCCAGCAGGCTGTCCTCGACGCCCTCGTTGCTAAGGCTGCCACCAGAGGCGGCCCGTTGCAGACGCTTCATTTTGTCGTTGGCTCGCATGACTGCACCGACCCACGAGGGGATGCCGAACTCTTCGGAGCCACGAATGTTGTAGTAGGGGTCATGAGGGCGGCCGTAATCACGAGACTTCTTATCGTGCATGGCCTGCACTTCTTTTAGAATCAGGTTGAATGATGACATGATCAGTCCTTTGGAATTCGCATAGAGGCTATGCAACAAAAAATAATGATTGTACAGCAAATGGCGATTATCACTTGGTCTCCTTCGGGCCAGGTATATGAACAAACGCTGTGTTCAGGCTTTTGTTTTTTGGACAACGGTGCGACACATCGGTCGCAACGGCGTGAACTTTAAGGTTGCATTTTGGGCACTGGAAGTATCGCATACTTTGCTGGCACCTTTCCTCGGTAGGGGATTTGTTGGTTCTCGGGCTTGAACTGCGCACCACAGCCCTTGCAAAACACAAGGGCTGGGTGCGCGGCCGACAGGTTCATGAGCCAGTCGTGCCGGTGGGTCATTCGCCCAGTTCCAACAGGACGCCTGCAATTTCAGCGTCGGTCAGTTCGGACAACTTGCCGATGGAGCGGCCGAGGATTTTCTCTACGGCTGCCTTGCCCTTGATGGGCTCACCGAATTTGACGGCCAAGCGGTCGCGGAGTTGTGCCGTGAGGTCACGAACGCCATCGGCCGGAGTGGCTGCCTTGTACTCGGGGCTGGGCTTCGGGTGCTGCGACTGCTGTACCTTTGGTCGGCTTGCGGCGTTGCCGTCATCGTCATCGTCAGCCACGAGGCCGAGGATGGCCATGTAGGCGTAGCGTCGAGCGTAGGTGACAGCCGAGCCCTGACCCTGCGGGTCCTGCTTGGGCAGGTGCAGGAGCATCGAGTTCTGAATGTACTGACCCGACTTGTGCAGCAGGGTCGTGGTCAAGGTGTCAGCAAGGCTTCCGTCACCGTTCACGTCGAACGAGATGGATTGAGTGACAGCAAGACCGTGCTTCGTCAGGACGGGACTGGCCGAGGCCACCACGTCAGGCAAAGCGGCGTACTTGCTCTTGAAAAAGGGGTTGGTTGACCCCTTCGGGACCGCCGAAAATTCGGCTTGTGCTGCGACGAGGGCTGATGCCAACTCGTTGATTTCGGTACTGCGGTTCATGTTCCTCCTTAGAAACGGTGCTCAATAACGTACCCTAAGACACCGAAGACGGTGGCAAGGGCATTGATGTCTTCGAACGAATCTTCAAACGTTCGCTTTGTTGCGATAAGGACGTTGCCCTTCTCGTTTTCAATGAAGATGTCAAACAAACCATCTTCTGCTTGGACTGGGGTGATCTTAAAGAACACCTTCCCCTTACGGACCCGAAGCACGGGCCAGTCTGTCTGCATCACTGTGCGCTCCCTTCTGCTGCGTTGCTTTGTGTGATGGTGATTGCTGCCCCACCATCGGAAATGCACAGGTCCTTAAAGGCGCAGTAGTCACACTGCCACGCACGTCCGCTAATGGGGTCCAACGATATTTGCATGCCGTTGTCGTCCTGCGCAAATCGAGCAGGCAAATACCCCTGTTCGACTTGGTAGGCGATCTGCTCCATGCGAGCAAGTTCCTCGGACGCAAGGTCGTACCACTCTTCACGAGGCACGTAGTATTCGGCAAGGAAACGGTTGGTCCCCTCGACGCCCATGTTCGCTGCCTTGTTCTTTGACAGCGCCTCAAAAGTGATAGAGCCCATGATGAGCCAGTCGATTTCAATGTCAGGGTTTTCGTTCATGATGCCGATGGCGTTCATGCCAGCCTGAATGATTGCCTTAAGGGCAGGTCCTTCGCCCTCGTTCTGGGTGCCACCACGCATGCGGTTCCAGCCGACCTGCTTGTCAAATGAGTACGTGCCCATGGTCTTGAGTTCATACAAAGCGTGAGTGCCCGAGAAGAACTCGTCAAGCCCCTTCGTCTCAAGCAGGGCGTCGCAAGAACCGGACACGTAACTGCCGACCTGCGATGCCACCTCGAACTGTGCGCTGGGGTACTTGCGGCTGATGCAGTCCTGCAATGCTTCGTGAATGATGGTACCTAGACCTGTCGCCCATGCACCTGCTTCGTCCATCGGGTTCGAGGGCTTTGCGTCAAACGCGGCGTATCCTTGCTGGCGTCCGCACGAAAACGCTGACGAGTAACGCATGGGCGTTCCTTTCGCCGTGGGCTTTGGTACTGCTGACTTGACGTGCAGCTCTTCAACGAGTGCACTTGTAATAATTGGTTTGTCTGCTTTAAACACACTAACTCCTTTTTGTAGGTTATTGATTGTACTGCTTGGACACGGTGCCTGTCAAACCGGCTTGGCGCTCAATTTCTTCGAGCAGGGCGCCGCATTCTTTGCCGAGTTGCCAGTCTTCGTGCTTTACTTCGATAAATGCCAGCGCAACAACCATCGTCACGTACTGGTCTGCGGTCAGTTCAAGACTAAACATTTTCAGCCTGTCCGCCGCTGTTCTTCATGCGCTTCTTGTAGCGACGGCGATCAAGATTGGTCGTCCCTCCATAGATGCCAACCGTGATGTTGTTTTCAATGGCGTAATCAAGGCATTCCTGTCGAACAGGGCATGCGTTGCAATACGTTAGGGCTAACCGCTTGCGGCTACCAGCCAAAGTGTCGGTGTCGTCCGGCATAAAAATGGCGGTGTCGACCCCACGGCACTGGGCTTTCTTCTTCCAGTTTGTGTATGTCATGACGGCCACAATACAGGTGGCCTGTGACATTGTCAAATCGAGACGTTGTATTTTTTTTTCATGAAGGTTTCTAAGCGCATTCCTTCATAACGGCGACACAAATAATCAAGAGAGATAAACATTGGACAGTACGCGCCACCTTCGACTTCGTGCTTAACGACGATGCCTCGGAAGTGGGCGTTTCCCTGCGGCCCCTTGTAATCCTCATCGTGTAGATAGCACGCTCCCGCAACCAATCCGTGTTGCGACTTGCCTGCGACAAAGCGTAAAGAGTACCCGAGCGTCTGCTGGTGGCCCATCGAGAACGAGTGCCCAATGGTCTTGAGTCGCGAGTCAATGGTTCCTCCAAGGGGCTTGCCCGTCATGGGGTTATAAAAGTAGTGCGAATAGGCCACGCCGTCGAGCCAAAGAATGTCGAGGAAGGGTACAGGGCGCCAGCCCAACTCCACGTCATTGAACTGGAAATCGCCCACCACGCCTTCCAACTGGGCGTCGGCAGACACGGCACGGTTGATGCGGTCCTCGTGGTTGCCTCGCAAGATGTAGCGTTCGGGGTGCCAGCCTGCGTGCTTGGTTTGCTTGCGTACTTTGTTGAGGTCGATCAAAGGTTGGTTCAACACAACAAATGCGTCGTTGCCTGCCTTGATGTCCTCAAGAAAGCGTCGGCCCTCCATGGCCTTCTTTCCCTTGTCGTAAAGCGAAAGCGAAGGCATGTCCCAATGGTCACCAAGGTGGATAATCTTGATGGGTTGGTCGCGGAAATGGTCGACAATGTACTGACCGATCCAGAGAAGATGGTCGGTCGGCGCACCAGGCTTGGCCTGCGTGTCGGGGATTACGACATGAACGGTTGGCTTAGGAAGCAAGGCAAGACCTCCTTGGTCCCCTTGAGCCTAGCACACGTTAGTGCAAAATTGGGCAATTTCCGCAGGTGTGCAGGTATAAACGTCGTTCAATCGCATGAGCGGCTCAAACCCTGCGAACCACAAAGCAGCGGCTGCGAGCCCCGAGCAAATCCATGTGTTACCATGCCGAAGGCAGATAGCATCTGGCAACCACATGTCAAATGCGCATGAAAAGATAGACAGCCACGAGTACTTGTCACCTACTTGGGCGCGGGCGAACTTGAGCAACTTCTGTCGGTCGGCCTGAATGGGAAGCGGAATGACCTCGTATCGGCCACCTGGGGCCACCGAGGACAATGTCTTGTCGTTCGTTACGCCTTTGGCTTCGGCTTGAATGACATACCATTGGCCATCCACTTGTCGGTCAAGAATCGCAATGTGGTTCCATTCTGAGAACCGACTGTTTTGGAGGCGACGTTCAGCGACCCGAATGGCACGTCCGAGTATTCCTGTCGAGTGACAAAGTACCAAATCACCGGGCTTCATCTCCATCTCCTTCGTGGTAGGCCTCTAGGTCTTCTTCCACTTTAGCAATCAAATCCTTGAGTTCGGCAAACTGGTGAGTCTCCATTGCCAGAATCTTACGGATTACTTTAGCGTCGGCCTTGGTCTGCTGGTACATGGCAATGCCCACGACCAGTTCAATCAGAACCGCCATGTACGAAGCCGTGTAGTTCCACCACTCCAGTACACCCGCCGTGTTGATGCCCCAGCAAACCACCGTAGCAAGCGTCACGGCGCCCACAAACTCCCAGCGACGAATCGCGTTCTGTGCTGTCCAAGAGAGGTGTTCTCCTAACGTGATGTTCTCACCCGTAATAGGGTGCTTCCAACGCTTCATTACAATCCTTCGTGTGCGCCTAGGTGCCGGGCAAGTTCCAGTTTTACTTCGTCAAGGTTGCGCTCAATGCGGTCAATGGCATCACGCATAGATGAGCCGTGATTGGGTCGCAGCTCTGCCTGTAGTTCGTGCAGGCGTTCTGTGACCGAGCGGGCAAGAGCGTTGTGGACTACACGCCATACACCGACGACTGAGCCTGCCACCACAACAACTGCTTCGGTGATGTACCAAAAGTTTGCCGAGGTGAACAACGACGCCATCATGACTGCGGAAGGCGTGGCGTGCCTTGGGTGTTGAAGCGAAGGTAACGCTGGGGCTGGCGTCCGTCCTGCGAGACACGAACGAACGAGGGGTCGCCCTGCTGTCCCATGCTGACGGTCAGTGGGTCTGGGCCTGCCTCCACGACAAGGGCCGTGTGCCAGCCCACGCCGGGGCCGTAGACGATGGCGTCGCCAGGCTGAACCTGAGCGAGCGAAATCTCGGTGCCGGTCGACAACTCGGTGCCGGTGTAGCCTTCGTGCGTAGCAAAGCCTGCCTTGTTGGTGGGGTCAGTGGCGCAACCAGCGACCCAGTAGCACCACGTCACGAACATGGAGCAGTCCATGAACATAGGGAACTTCGGCGGGAATACGCCAATGGCTTCGGCGCGGTTGCCTGCTTCTGAATAGTTGAAGTGCTGCTTATTTGCCACGGCCCACTTAGCCCAGGCAACGATTGCATTACGGGTATCTGTCATGTTTTTCCTTAGGTTGATGGTTTGGTGTATGAGTAAGGTCCAAGGGTTTTGAGGGTGACCACGCAGTCGCCTTCGTACCCGTTTTCGTAGTTGTCTCGACGCTTGTGGGGAATCCAGTCAAGGGATTCAATGATTGCAACACTCGTGCTAAGAGGACCTTCTGTATACGTCACAAGGTTCTGGGCCTGTCGCAAGGATTCGAGCCAATAGAAATTATCGTACGGATCAATGTATACCTCCACGCCGTCGACAACGTCGACCGAGAAGAGCTGTAATACGACGCTAATGTTTGTACCCGAAACCACGTTTGGAAAAGACTTTAGGGTCCACCGGTAGAGTATTGGAGTACTGTCGTTCGAACTGGTTTTTTGTCCAGAGCTTAGTACAACTACTACCTGGAATTGTGACGATTTTGGATTTGAAGGCAAAGCATATTCTTTTGCCGCCTGACCAAGAGACGTGGGGGAGTAAAAAATCGGAACCGTAAGTTCCTGGCCCGACAGCGTTTCGAGCGGCTCGCAAATAACTGTTGCTGAAATTGCAGAGTTGTTCTGCGCCTGGCCACCGTACTCAAAGTACACGGGAGCTTTTTGGTCGGGAATGCCGTAATCAAAAACCGACGTTGTAAGGGTGCCGCTCACAACGTACTTTGTGGCAACAATACGACCGCTTGTGTTGGTTGCGTATGGTTGGTACATACCCAAGCCGCCAACTGTAATTACGGGCAGATTGGTTACAGGGTTCCACGTCAATGCATTTACCAAGCCCTTGCCGGTGTTGCTGGAAGGGTCGTACGTGTATCCGCTGCTCGCGTTGTACCCAACCATAAGGTCGGAGGCATACACCGGGGCCAGTGGATCACCATTGATAAACGTTGTCAAGTCCAGTTTGCCAAGCCCGGTGCTGAAAAGGTTGGTCGTGCCAACGGACGCGTCGTAGTTGTTCCACGCAAACCAGACAAAACGACCGTCTCCAAGAATGGCCGTGACCGGATACGTCAACGGCGTCAAGATGTTGGGGATAAGCGGTCCTGACTTAAGGTCACCTGTGGCCGTAGCGGTAGGGTCGTACACGCTTAACGTCTGGGCCATGCGGATGCCTCGGTTGGTGCCGACAAAGATGTAGTTAAGGTACGAGGCAACGCAAGTCGGGTATTCGTCTGGCGACATCGGCAAGGCCTGAATCGGTGGGTTCAGCTGCCAGGGCTGGGCCACCGTAGACGTTGATACCGTGGCAGTGTTTGTTGCCGACGTTGTGCTAGATCCCAAAAGGTCGGAGCGGTACACGCACCCTCGGCCCGGGTAGCCATTTTGGTTGCTGTACCCACCGATGTATACCTGCGTTTCTCCACCCGTGGCGCTTGACCAAACCCATGACGGATCTTCGTGGGTGAAGAGAAGGTCGGACGTAACATTGGTAAAGGCCGTGCCACCAATCGCGTAAGCAGATGCGGAGACACTGCTGATGCCTATGACAAAATTGTATGCGTCTATTACTGAAAGGACTGCGTACGTACCATCAAGGCTGTTGCCTGCTGTCGACGAAACAACTGCCCCGGTAATGGTGCCTGCAACAAATTCAGAAATAACGTTTGCGTTTGTTGTGTAGTACGTAAAAGACGTGCTGCTGTTAATTCCGGATACGGCGCCATTGTCAACAATGCGAGCGCTGCCGCGGGACCCGTTGTATTGAATTTGAATTTTGGCACCAACCGCCAAACCATTTGGCACCCCAGTTGTTGTAACCGTAATGGTTGCGCCTGCGGCGGTTGAACTGGGTCCGCTTACAGATGAACCCCATTGCGTTGTGGTTCCGGAGATAGAAACACTTTGGCCATACAGAAATTTGTGTGGGATTCGAGTTTGAACTTGCAAACCTGTTAGCCCGCTAATTGATCCGTACCCAAAAATTGATGCAATCTGGGACGAAGCAATTGAATCACTTGGAGCGGCGCCATAAATAGGCCCTGCGTTTGGTTGACCCGATACAAAAAACGATCGAGGCTGGAACGCATAAAGGCGCGGGCCAGCACCAGCAATAAGCTGGTCGTTTGCCCATGACAACATGTTGTATGGCGTCGTCGAGTAATTCGAGTCGTTGCCTGCAAAGAAGTGGAACTTGCCATCGTTGAGGGTGCCAGCGGTGCCGGTCGAGCCAGGGGAGGCCACCCAAATGCCGTTGTCGGTAGAGATGTAAACGTATCCACCGCCACTGGTCATGTCGTAAAAACGAGTTGGTGCGGAGTAGCCAGCGCCGCTGGGAACGTAATACGTCATCGTGTTAGAGGTCCAGGTCGACCCCGAAAGGCCTGAGTAATAAACCACCGAAATGGAAGAGGTGCCACTGCCCATGACGATGTACCCGTTGCAAGCAACAGACACGGTATTGGTATTAGTGTTCGCCACCATTTGCTGAACGTCTGGCAGCAGCGTGGCCTGGTATGGATAGTTAAATACGTCGATGCCCTTGCTGGCGTAAAAGCGCGACGAGCTGTCTTCTTGGCGGTGGTCGAGGTACATCTGTCCCGCGCCTTCGTTCCACTCACGCTGCTCTCGACGCCACAAGCCTTCGGTGTTGACCGTGCCTTCACCCATAATGTTGGTCATCTGGATTGCTTCACGCTGCCCAGGGATTGAGCGGTGACGGAAAGCTTCGCGACGGTACGGCTCAAACGAGGTGTCTACTGGAAACGTGCGTGTCTGCGGTGCATACGTTCCGGTGCTGTCTGGGTACGGCACACCTTGATTGTCCGTGATGGACACCGAGAAGCCGCCAAGTGGAGCAGGCAAACCGTTTTGGCTGATGTAGTCGATTGTCATTAGAGTGGGCTGACCCTCGTGTACTGACGCTGAAGACGGTCGGCTTCTTCGCTAATGCGCTGAGCGCGGCGCATGATGAGCGCATTAACGGAACCAGCAACCGCACCGGGCGCAACCTCTTGGGCCTTGCGTGGATCGGACTGCGACTCCATAAAGTTACGACTGATTTCACGCGGAATCGTCAAGTCGATCTCGGCGCCAAGAGCAGGCAAGTCAAGCATTGTTGCGGTCATGTTAGGCACGGTTGTTGGAATGGCCGCCTGGATGGATACAGCGGTACCGGTGTGCGTAGCCTGGTTGCTCATGGTAAACGAAGTGCTGGACGTAATCGCCGTGATCGTGGTGTTCTGGGGAACGTACGTAAAATTGCCGCTGGTGTCCTGGATGGGCATGCCCGGGTACAGCGAAGCAAGCGTGGTCGACGACACGTTGGTGACTGACGTGCTGCCGCTGGTGAGGTTTCCCGTAAACGAATACTGCACCTGGCTGCTGTAGCCGTTGTAAGGTGGTGCCTCGTCGTTGGTGCCATTGGTGTTGATAAGGGAGTCGGTAGGCGAAACCAGCTTGATGAACGGGGCCGAGTAGGTCACGTAGATAGGCAGTCCCGGCCAAGCCGCTTCGTAAATTACAAGGCCGTTGCCTGAAGGGAATACTGGGTCGGTCGAGCCCGGGTTCCAACGAATGACCTTCCATCGACGGATTGGTGGGAACGTGCGGTAGGGCGGCGCAATGCGGTAGCGAATCTCAAGAATGTCGATAAAGTTGGCGGGCAGGGCGCCAAGGTCGTAGCCCTGGAAGACAGGGTTGTATGTAAGTTCGGCCACGCCCACGCGGAACAAACCATTACTGGGGCTGGAGAGGGAGCGAAGGTCATCGTTGATGGCCACGCCAATGTCAAAGCGCGAATAGCGAGGGTTAATGTAGGCCAAGGTGTTGGCGGAGTGGTTGGCGGCCAGCGATCCGTTGTACCCGCGTGACACCGTAGCCGTTCCGGTTGTTGACGTAGAAGAAGTCCAGCTCAAAACATACATGAGCTCAAGGTCAACAGAAAGCAATACGCCCGCCATAATGCTAGCGACTTGTGCGCCAGAAACATTTACGGTTGTGTCGGTTGAGCCAACCGCACTGGACAAGGACACGGCGCGCTCGCGAATGCCGCCCATCGTGCGGCGGTATACCTTTTCGATAACGTCACCAAACGTTGAACCCGATGTCGTCGTACTGGCGGAACCGCCTACTGTAATGATGGATGGCATGAGTTTCCTTTACCTGTTAGTTCATCGCTAGAAGCATGTTGCCGCCAGCGGTGGCAGCAGCGGGGATGATAAAACCGTAGACCGTACCGACTCCGTAGCCACTGGCTGATGCAGGGCTGACGTATGTTGCGCTGCTTCCTGATGATGAGGCAATCTGATAGTCAATAAAAGGAGCGCGAGAGTTCACAATGGATGACCCAATAAACGTGTCTGAAACGCCCGCCCAGGTTCCGGTCGGCGTTGTCGACGCCCAGGTAAAGGCTTCACCAACCGCCAACAGCAATTCGCCGGATGACCATGAAAGACCCCCTGTCGTAACCGTTGAACCAAGTGTTCCGTTCGTCAATGGACCGAAGGCTGCGGTTGGAACAAATGACTTTGAGCAGCCGGAGAAAATGGCGATTGAGTAACTACCCGCACTGGTCGAAGGGTTGCTGCTCAGCGTCACCGCATTTGACATATACCCCGCCGTAGCATTGACGCCAATGGCAAACCAGTTACCCTGAGCGGCGCCGCCGGAGTTGGTGCCAAAGTGATACCACGTTGCGCCAGCACCGCTTGCGGTTACAGTGGTCCAGTTTGCGTTACCCGAACCAAGTGCAATGACGATGAGGTCGCCAGCCACAGAAGTGCGTGGCAAAGAAATAGACGTGGTAATCGTATTGTTATTGCTACCATTGACTCCAGTAATAGCCATTACGCCACCGCCACACAACGCCACTTAGATGTGGCACCGTTGTAGATAAAGCCAATGGTAAGCGGAAGCGTTGTTGAACCGTTGGACGAAGTCGGCACGGAAACAGTCGAGTTTTCTGTGTTGCTGAAAGACAACGTCACGGAAGAGGCGGAGTAGTCGTAGAAGCGAACGATTGATTGCATGCCATCAACAGCACTTGTGGTCGACATGGTAATCGTGACCGACAGAGCGGCGTTGTTCGTTACCTTGGTTGAGGTGTACGATGATGGCGTGACCGTAGCCGTTTGCGAAGCAACAGTTACCGAGCCAACGCTGGGGGCCAGCACGTTTGCCGTGACGCTGGTAGCCGTGGCCACACCGAGAGTTGGCGTTGTCAGGCTGGGCGATGTTGAAAGAACTACCGAGCCGGAGCCAGTGGATGTTGTCGCGCCGGTACCGCCGTTAGCCACTGGCAGGGTTCCGGTGACGCCAGTACTTAGTGGCAGGCCGGTGCCGTGCGTAAGGGTGACGCTCGAAGGGGTGCCCAGGCTAGGGGTCGAGGACAGGGCGAGGGTGATCTGACCGTTCGAGTAGGTGACGACGATGTTGCCACTGCTGTCGGCGTTGAGCGAGGGGACTGCCGACGCCCATTTACCCGATGCGCCGGTGGTCTCGACGATGCCGAGCCAGTAGGCACCAGGGGCAATCCATACGGGGTTATTTGCGCCTGCGCCGTCGATGCTCTGGCCGGTGCTGGGGTAGATTTTGAGCCAGTGAGTGCCGTCGGTGTTGTGCACCCATACCGCTTGACCGGCGGAAGAGATGAAGGGCAGGATTACCGCCGTGCCTGCGCCGCCGTTGGTGGTAGCGGTTGCGCCCGAGACGATGTTGTAGTTGTACGTCAGCGCCGTCGAGCTGTATTGCGTCGAGCCTGCCGCCGTGATGTTGCCCGTTGTGCCGACCGTGCCGTTGCCGACTGATTGCCAGGTTCCAGGCGTACCGCTTGCCGTGCAGACCCACATTTTGCCGTACTGGTCAACAACAAAGTCACCAACAAGAGCTGGGAAAGAACCGGACGGTGCGCCAGAGGTTGTTGAACCAATGAAACGAGATGCAGTCAAACCATAGCCAGCCACGTTGACGCCAAGCGCACCTGTAACAACGTCAAGTTCTCCAACGCCAGCGGCAAGGTTGTCGGTCCATTTTACATAATTGCCTGAGCCAGACGATTTACCCAATGTAAGCGTGTTTGACCCGTTGGCGTAATAGCCACCCGTTGAATCAACGTGGCCCGTAAACGCGGCGGAAGTACCGTTTAGTGTTGAGGTCAATGGAACATTTAGCCCATTGGATGAAACAATAAACCATTGACTACCAATCAAGGAAAATGAATACAAATATCCAGGAGCCAAAGAATAATAAGAGGGGGAGCCGCCCTGTGTCGCCACAGTACCGGTGCCAGGCAGATAGATAGTTTGTCCTGTATTGGGGGCAATTGAAAGGTTATACAAACCTTCGTTTACAACGGTGACACTACTTCCATTGCTGGGGGAAAGAGGCAATGTAGCGGTGATGCCGTTTGTGGTACCAGTCCAACAAACTACTTGATTGCAATTCAGATTAAAGTTTGTGCTGTCTGACCGCAGGATAGTCGGAGGCACATTGGTTTGCGTAATTTTGTAAACGCTAGTTGAAGCAGTCGAACCGCCCGTGATGCCACCGTACAAAGAAGAAGTAACATCGTTGTACGAAAACGTTTCAAAGTAGTTTTGTCCACCGTCATTTACAACGCGGATTGTGGAACCAACGGTAGTCACCGACAAGCCCTTGACGTTAATAATCGCCACGCCGCCATTGGTTCCAAGAACAATGGCAGAACCCAGAATCTGGAAAACGTTTGAACTTGGGAGGGCGTTTGTCCAACCACTAACCGTAAGAGTAGTAGCGGTGTTTGCCGTGATAACACCCGCCGTAAACCCAGCAGCCTGAGTACCCACCAAAACACTTAGACCTACCCATTGGTTTGTCGTCCATGATGCGGTTGAATAAATGAGAGTAGTCGAAGTGACAGAGTTTGCCGTTGCAACTGGAGTCTTGTACGTGTCGTATGCAGCGCCACCAATAATTTCCGAAGCGCCACCGTATTTTGTGAACACAAAACCGTCAGGATCAGAGTCGCAGATGCAGTTAATAAAGGTTGCAGTTGCGTCAACATAATACGACCCAACGCCATTTCCATAACAATGAGCTTGCGTAATTTGCAGGCCGCCACCGTAGCCGGGATTGCCAGAAATGTTTTGGCCAGAAACATAGATGCCATAATTGGAATTAAGGTACGACAGGATGTTGTCAAATTCGCTGTCGTGTGGCCCAAGCCATTGAATTCCGTTTTGACAATTGTGGGTTTTTACATTAACCAAACGGGATTCCATCGAGTCCGGCTGATATGCCGTGGAATCTGAGGACCACTCGGAGTAAATGCCAGCGTTGCCAAAAGAGCGAACGTCAACGTTTTCAATAATAAAATCGTATCCATAAACGAGGATACCGTAGCCAGTTCCCACCATGCCTGTTTGATATGACTGGCTGCCGCCGTCAATGAACAAGTCTTTAATGGCGAAGCGGCTGATACCGGCAGTTGAATTAGTGCCGGTAAGGGAAGAAAAGTTCTGACCAACAATAACGTTGCCCGTCGATGCCGTCAGCCGGTACAGACCGCTTGAGCCGACGCCATTTCCCTGAAGGGTTACGTTAGAGAAAAGAGTGAGAGGGCTTGAAACAAATGAAATGCCAGGAATGTATACAACCCCACCACCGTTTGAGTTGGCGTCGTTAATTGCCGCTTGGATGGCTGCGGTGTCATCCGTGCCGTATGCGAAGTCAACATCGCTTTTACCCAACGGGATAGCGTCGGCAACAAGGATGTTTTGAGCATCGGTGTAACCGGCAATCGTTGTCACAAAGTTAACGCCACCCGTGCCGACCCCACCAATAATAATTTTCTTGCCTACGTCTGTTGACTTGAAAACTCCTGCGTTGGAATAGAAGCCATAGTTGTTCGTAGCGGTATTGCCGTCGCCGCCGATGTTTGTCGAGTTGCCTGGGCCGTAATCAGTAATGACATTGCACACAGCGCCGTATGATTTGACATTGTAATTTTCTAATACAATGTCACCTAGGCTTAGCAACGAACCATCGTAAGTCCAATACTCCATTGCACCCGTAGCATTGGGCGGGTAAGCAACGCCGATGTAGTAACCAACGCCCGCTGTAACACTCAATTCCCATTGACCAGGACCGCCGAAGTTTGTACCCGTGGTAACGGGGCCAAATACCGTTACACCCTGAACGCCGCCAGAGGGGGCTGACGTGCCCGCAGACGGCTCGGTAGCAAACAACGAGGTGCTGTAAGCGTAGACCTGTGCGCCGTTGAGTGCGCCCGATGGCCCGAATACTACGCCTGAAAGCAACCCCGTAGTCATTAGATTACTGCCTCACCTTTGTTGATAGCTGCCTGTGTTTCTTCAAGTCGCTTGGTAATCTTCAAGTCACCAATGCGTTGCCCAGTCTCAATCTCCCACTTGGAGTCGGAAGTCTTTTCTAACAACGCTGCGCCCTTGACGGACTTGGGCTGAAGTCCGTTCTTACGCAGTCGTCGGTATGCGGCCACATCGCTGTGCATCTTGCGTGTCTCACGCTCAACGGTGCCAGCCTCGCTGCGGGTAGGCATAGCAGAGCCAGCAAAGGCGACAGAAGCCACCTTGCACCCGAAGCAGTTAGGAATACAAAGTCCTTGGTTGTGAGGGATAGCGGTCATTTGTAAGTTATACATCCTGAGTATCCAGCGTTTATCAACGCAGTCGCCTCGACGGTTCCGAGCTTTGTGGTAATCGGTTCCGTCGCTGAGATCGGGGTGGGTCCCAAATACACTTTAACAATCCAAGGGTTCTGAGATACGGCGGTTTTCACCTGCTCATGGGGAATCGTTGAATAGTCAACGTAGTAAGACGTTGAGTACGGCGCCGAAGGATTGTACGGGTTGTATGGGTACGGAATGCTCGTGTTGGTCACATTGACGATGTTGCCACTGAGGTCAAATCCGTTTGGCGTGTCCTGCACAAACGTACCGTCGCTCAAGGCAAACACCGCAATGTAACGCTTACGGTTCGGGAAGTACCTAAACAAACGATTACCCAGCCCACCTGCGTAGGGCAGAATGGGTGGGTTATCGTATGCTATTGGCGGCGTAAAGAGAACCGGAGTAGTCATAACCCCGGCTTACTTCCGACCGATTGCTCCGAGTTGAATCGCAGCCAAGGTGTCAATAAGGTTGTTGCCACCCGTGGTCTGGATTTCAGGGCGTGGCGCGGTGGCGTCACCGACTGGCTTGTTCACGCGGTCAACACCCATCTGGCTCTGCTCAAGCAGAGTGGTCGGGCGCATATCCACAACAAAGCCTTCGCGCTTTGCATCAACGCTGTATGCGGCATCAAAACGGCTAGGCATTAGATATCCTCTCGGACCTTGAAGGGAATGACCTCTGGCTGAATGGTCGCAGCCGCGTAGTCAATAGTGGTGATGCCAGTGATCATTGGAGCCATGAAACCATCTCGGCCAGTGTTCCCTTCAATGCCACGGTTGGCTGGGCCAGACGTGGTGGTGGAAGTGATGTTTGGCGGGATGGAACCAGTGTCTACAGTGTTAGCAGCGGTTGAACGAAGGAACTCGTCACCGACCGTCTTGAAAGATGCACGGGACTGCATTACATCCACCTCGCATCTACCAAGCTACAGTTACCGCAGTAGCAGGGGTCGGAAACTTCTCCCTTGACGGCTGAAGCATTGTTGCGGTTTGCAGCAGCAACGCGGTCAAACGAACGTCCGGGAATTGGGTCGGCGGCGTCAATGCCGCGAGTTAGGCCGAGGCCCGTGGGTACAGTCATCGTTACTCCTAAACGCTTGGTTGGCTGTTGTCGTCAGATACCGGCAGTTCTTCTGAACTGAACTGCTCGGAAGCGGGGACGAGTACACCATCAAGGTCAGTGAGCATCCCGCAGTCGAGGCAGAATACTTCGTCTGCTGCTGCTTGAATGTTCCTCGAAGCGCAGTTAGCGCAACTGAAAGGCCATGGCATACTCGTCCCCTATTCCTGAGACTAAACTTCGTTAGCGTCGGTCGTACCCGACTCACCGAGGTTGACACCTGGGTTGTAGTAGGCGTTGTTAATGTCGCCACCCAAGGTCGAGGTTGACTCGATGCGCATGATGGAAGCCTGACGGAAGATGCTGTAAGCACCCAGCCAGTACCAACCCAGCGGGACGTAACGGCGCAGGCGGTCAGTGATGGGACCGGGAACAACGTGCGGGAAGGCACCGTTTCCGTCGACCATCGAGTACGCCTTGGCAAGAGCCTGACGGCCCAAGATGAGCGTACCGTAGACGTTCGCACCAGTGGTCGTGGTGGACAGCGTTACCGTACCGGCAGTGACCGAAGCCGAAGCCGAACCAGACACGAAGTTGAAGGCAGGCGTAGGCGTACCGCTAACCAAGATGGTAGTGATGCCGGTCACGGTGAGGGTACCAGCAACAGTACCCGAACCAGCACCCGAACCCGAAACCAGCGTAGCGCCGACCTGGGGAGCGTTACCCGTGTAGGTACCCTGACCAGTTGCGCCGGAAGCACCCGAAGCGATGGCCGTGGTCACGGTGTAGGTACCAGCCGTAGCCGAGGCACCAGCACCAGCGAAGATTGGAGCGCGAGGCGTTTCAATCCAACGGACACCCTCGAAGGCACCCAGTTCACCCGTCCAGATTTCACCCGGCTGGGCGTAGACGTGAGGCGCACGCCAGCCCTGAGTGTTCGAGCCGGAGATGGACTCGCCCTGAATGTCTGCAACAATGTCGGGGTGAACGTAACCGACGTACATACCACCGAAGGTAGGAACGTTCTGCGAGCGCAGACGAGCGCGGGCAGTACGAATGTCCACCGACGAGATGGTGTTACCGGCAGCGGTGGCCGAGGTGTAAGCCGACAGAGCCGAACGCGAGGTAACGGCAGACTGGGAAACAGTGGCGCCAAGACCCGAAGCGTACATAACGTTGGTGCCGGAGTCCAGAGCCGAACGCGCAATCGTGTCCAGTGAGACACCAGCGTTGTAACCAACCACGTTGGCGACAACAGGGTCAATGTCCACGAACGAGGTACCACGCAGCTTGGCGGTGGTGAGTACGGCGTTACCGTATTCGGCCAAGGTCAGCGTGACCTGCGAGTCGGAGAGGGCAACCGTCGCAACGTCGCTCTGCTCAGAGAGGGCTGACGAAGCAATGGGAAGGTCGTTGACGATGGTGAACGTAACAGACGAACCAGGCATTGACTGCGCGGTAGGCTGAACGTCAGCAGCGGCGTCGAAGTAAAGCTCAGGACGAAGGGCGAAGTATGCCAGTCGGTCATATGCCTGCTTCGAGAAATCAAGCGTGGACTGACCCGTGTAAGAGTCGGTACCCGCTACGTTGCCAAATTCATTGGCCATGGTGGGGTTTTCCTTTCAGGGAAGTTGAAAGGCTTAGTACATCCCCGGTGCAGAGACTCCGACCTTGCGGCCAGTGTCGCTAGATACGATTCGCATGACCTCTTCGACGCTACCCGCGTTGGCTAGAGCGGCGAGATACTCCTGCTGGGGATCTGGTGTAGCACCAACTGTCCCAATAGTTGCACCCTGCGCTCGACGCAATGCTTCGAGTTCAAAGTCATTCGACGGTGTTGCCTGCTGAGGCGCGGCTTCCAAAATACCGTACTCACGGGCCTTTTCGCGGATTGCGTCTAGGTCTGCTTCGCCACGGTACGCATCACGGAAAAGATTTCCAAGAGGCGAATCGGGAATACCTGCTTTAGCCAGCAATACTTCACGCTTCTGATTCTCAAGTTCCTGGCGCATCTGCTCCAGTTCCTTGCGAGCCTTTTCTGCTTCACGCAGCTGCTTCCGAATGTTCGGGTCTAACGGCTGGTTCTGCGGCTCTTCGTCAAATTCGTCGTCGTATGCCATGCAATCGCTCCTTACGGGTACGCACTTTGCCAGAGGGTAACAAAGCGGAAAATCAGTTGATGCACGCTGGTACGCGATAAAGGTTGTGCAACCCTTTACCGGGTTAGGGGACCAGCGCACCTGCGGCCAAACAGGGCCAATCACCTACCTAGATTGTACATTACATAACGTAATTTGTTACGCTAGGTGCGAGCAGATCCAAGACCAGTGACGCCCTTAGCGTTCTCAACGTAGCCACCGCCCTTCTCAAAGGGGGCAACCTTGGCTTGCTCAGCACGGGCAACCTGCGTCTGCGCGGCCACTTGGCTGATACCACCGAAGCCTGCCAGTTGAGAAGCGATAAGGGTATTGGTGTTGACGGTCGGCTGGTTGGCGCCGGGCAGGGATTTGGTCAGAGCCACGTCACGGCTCGCTCCTAGGACGCCTTGCTCAATCTGGGATACTCCATACCCCAAAGCCTGATTGCCGGACGTAGCGGCCAATTTAGCCATGTCTGCGAGCTGTTCAGAGCCACCCAGAGACAGGCCGCTCAGACCGACGCGAGTGGCGTAGTCCTGAATCTCGGCGGTAGCAACCTGACGTTGCATCTGGGGCAGACCTTCCTTGGTCTTGCTACCTGGCAGTTCGCCGGTAATGACGTACTTCATCAGGTCGCTCTCGTTGATGCCAAACTCCTTCTGGAGCAGAGCCTTGGTGTTGGGGTCGGCGTTCTGGACTGTGGTGTAAATGTCCTGAATACGCTGCTGGTACTCGACGCGAGAAACGTTGCCGTTCAGCAGTTCACCGATTTGTGCTTTGGTTGGCATGGGTGCGCCGTACTGAGTGGCCGAGTCTTGGATGCCCTGAACGTAGGTCTGGTATTGATCCTCGGTCATGTGAACATTGTTCTTTGACGAGTTGTAAGTTCCCAGTCCGGGGAAGGCGGCGTTGTAAATCTGACGAATTTTCTCGTCGGCGGCTTTGCCCAAGTTGCTAGGTGCTTGGCCACGAATGGCAGCCAAGATGCCGTCATACTTGATAAGGTGGTCGCCCTGCTTGCTGACCATCTGCCAAACGTAATCGCCCAGTTGCCCCAGACCCCAGCGGTCAAGGTAGTTCATCACCGTGTTGTAGGCGCCCTGCTCTTGGTTGACCGTGGCGGTGGATACGGAGAGCTGGTACTGCTCTTGGTTCAGCCTGAGGTTGGCAAGGTTTGCTGCGGCGTTGGCGGCAGCGGTGTTGGCATTGGCAACGTCTGTCTGGATGAAGTTTAGAACCGCTGGGCTGTTGATGAGTGCGGTGCTGGGTGCAACGTAGCCGGAGAGCGTGTAGTTATTGCTCTGCAACTGGAGCGTTACCGCCGCCAGAATCTTTGTCGCGTCTTTGGTCGAGGGGTTGAAACCAGGCTCAATAGCCCAGCTGATAAGACTGTTGTACTGTGCCTCGGTAATCTTGCCCTGTTCCTTGGCCTGACCGATGGCGTCGTACAATTCCTTACCATTACTAGGCGCGTAAGGAGCGCCGTTTTTGGCACCGGGGTTGTAGGAAAGCGTCAGGTTCTTTGGCAGGCCAAACTGTTTGATGAGGTTTTCTGGGATAGGCGTGGAGCTGATTGGGTTCAGGCCGGTGGTCGTGCTGGTGGTGGTAGCGGCAGTCGTTGACCGAGCGCCGACTAGCCACTTGCCCGTGGTTGCGTCCTTATAGGCAAAGTATTCCGACTGATCCGCCTTAGGGATTGTCGGTTCTGAATCAAACGTCTGACTCGGGTTGTTTGGGTTGAATACTGGGGCTGCCATTATTGCTCCTTCGGCGGGTTGCTAAATCCCTTTTGCAACGCTTGAATAATCTGTTGTGCCTTGCCCATCGCTTCTGGCGTTTTGTCATAGCCGAAAGAAGAATCGGTCATAATGTGTTGCTTCCAGTCCTCAAGCGACATAGGTGCTGGGCGTCCGGTGGTCGGGTCGGTGCCACCAGTCAAGGCGGCGATGGCCGAGGGGTCGGTCTGAAAGTTAGGCTCGTATGCCTCGCCCAGCTTCTGCTTCGCCACTTGGCGGTACGGATCAAGCAAGTACGCGGTGGGGATGCCAGCGTCAATCTGCTTTGCCAGCGTTGGGTACAGACCCTTTGCCGTGGTCTTGACGTATTCCTCAAACGCGCTCGCCTTCTCTGGCGTCACGCCGTCTTTGGCGATGCCATCAAGCGTGGAGTCGCTTATGGGAACGTGATACATCTCGGCCATTTGGCGTAGGTCGCCTACGGACATTTGCTTTTCCTGTGGTGCTTCGTCTGCCATTATTCCTACTTTGTCGGTGCCTTAGCAAGTACTGCGGTCAAAAGGTATGCGATGTTTGCGTTCGCTGGGTCCTGCGCGTAGGCGTCCATCGTGTTTTGGAGTTCCTGCTCAACCGACCACTGTTCCTTAGCGGATACGCCTGGTTGGTCAATCTGTTCCATGTAGTTGTTGTACTGCTCAAACGCCTTGGAAAGAACAGCGATGTTTCCCTTAGTCCACAGTCCCGCGTTGGTGACTTGCGCCTGCGCTTCGGGGTCGGCCAAGAACGCCTTGAGTTGCTCAACGGCCTTGACTTCCTTTGGCTTAGACGAGGTGCCGAATGGGGAGCCGTACTGTAACCACGTTGAGTTGTTCGTGTTACCCCACGACTGCGCCGCTGCCTTGAGAGCCTGCGTGCCTGCGTAGGGAATGTAGTTACGCGGGTCGCTTTCGCCGTAGTAGGTGCCGCCGTACTGAGCGTAGTACTGGGGAACCAGCTGACCGTAGTAGAACTGGTCGCCAGCGTTTGCCAAGAAGGTGTTGATGAAATCCTGTGGCGTGTCTCGGCTACGGAGTCCCATGCTCACAAGGTTCTGGTAGATACCCGGCAGGTACGTTCCGCTACGAGGGATACCGTAGGCAAACAAGTTGGGGTAGCCGGTGTCTGGCTCAAGCAACTTGGGAACCGCGTTGATCCACTTGTAGGTGACGTTGGTTTCGGGGTACGAGCCAAACGGGTTCTGCGATGACGAGATGGTGTCTACCCATTCCTGCGGGTACTGCTGGGCAAACAAGTACTGCGCTTCCGAGAAGGGAATTTGCTCGCCATTAGGCATCTTGAGGCTGGCGAATTGGTTGAACTTGTCGTTACTGAAGTTTGCCTTGAGTACCGGCGCGATGGGCGAGAAGAACGAGGGAAGCAGTCGAGCAACCGACAAGGCCAACGAAGCAACGTAGGCACGCTCGATGAACTGCTGTTCGTTTGTTCCTTCGTTGAACCAAGCACTTGCCTGCTCCAGCGCGTAGTTCTGCGCGTTCACGTTGTCCGTGTTTGACGGAGTTTTGATGTTGTTCATCGCAAAGTATTCGTCAATGTAGGTGGTGAGCATATTCTGCAACGCTTCGTGCATCGCAGTCACCTGAGTCTGAGCAACGTTGCCGAGGTCAAACTGCTTGTGGTTGAAGGCATAACCAGCAGTGTCCACCGCGTAGAACGCCGTGTCGCGCCAGAAGCTTGACGGCAGAAGGTCAGAAAGGATGCCTGTCTTAGCACCGACCGGACCAAGGATTGCGGCCAATACGTTTGCGTGTGCCTGAGCATCAATGATGTGGTTGTCGGCAAGACCGTTCATAACCATCTTGGTAAGGACGCTGACGTAGGGGCTAGCGTCAGGGCGCAACAGGTTCTCAATCATGTTGACGCCAGTGTCCGAGCCGAGCGGATCAATGGTCTGAATTGCCGATGGGTCGCCCAGCATCGTGAAGCCAAGGTTGGTAAAGAAGTTGCCCAGCAGGTTGTTACCGCTTGCCAAGGCATTGACCGCAAAGTGCGTCACTTCAGAGCCACCGGGCATACCGAGGTACGACTGGTTGTCCTGCGTAATCTTGTGGAACACCTGAGTCATTCGCATACAGATACGCAGGTAGCGAACGAAGGCGGCTGGGTCATCGTCAAGCAGACGGAACGCACGACGATACGCCTGGTTCTTGGCAAACCAGAATGGGGACAGGATACGAGTGGCCTGCTCAAACTGAAAGCGGTCGGCAGGGTTGTGGACGTACCGGACCATTCGAGTAAAGGCATTGTTGAGAGCCTGCACCGAAGCCTGTTCTTCAGTCATCAGGTTGTCTGCGATACGCTCGCGCAGTTGCTCCATTGAGGCGTGGTACTCCCAGAGGAATACCGGCTCACGGCTCATCCAGCTGACGATGTTGCCGAAGGCGCGGTCAATGATTGCTTCGTTGGTAATCTTTGGCAACATGGCAAGAACCTTCAGGTACTTCTTGATGCCATCAGTTTCCCACGACGAGCGAGCGTCAGAGGCCGCGATAAGGTGCATTGGGTACAGACCCTTTGCCTTGGTGTAGTCCTTTGCCAAGTCCGGCTCTGCCTTGATGTTGCCACTGACCGCTTGGTCAATAAGGTCTTGGTGGAAGATGGCTTCAGTTCCCTCGTCCATCGTGGAGCGCAGACCCGACAGCGAGTGCCAGACGTTGTAGACCTGGGTGGTGGCGAAGTCGCGCAACGGATCGCCAGAACTGTTCTCTGCCAGCAACTTGCCGTAAGCACCAAAGCCCTGTAGTTGGTCCTCTGGGATTTGCAACAGGCGGTTGACCTGCTTGTCCACGAGGTTATCAAAGGCGCTACGACGACCCAGACCGCTGTAGGTGTACTTGCCGTCTGCGGCCACCATTGCCTCAATGTCCTTTGCGATTGGCAGGTACAGGTCCTTTTCGACGTGGATGAGTTGCAACTGGTTGAACAGCGCCGAGGCGATGTGCTTCTTGTCTGCTTTCGTGTATCCGTCACCGACGAACCGAGTGCCACTTACGACCTTGCCACCTTCTTCGTCCGTACCGTATGCCATCTGCGACATAGCGGCGGCTTCCTTGGTGGTGCCGTAAATCTGGTTGATGCCGTGCGTAATGTCTGCAATGTGGCCACCACAAAGGCTGAGTGCCGTTGCGTAGTCAGACAGCATCCGCTCAAAGCGTTCCGGATTCATGGCTTGCAAGATGCCACGCTCGATGCCGGTAAGCGAACCCATGTAAAGCGACTTTGCCCAACTGCCACCATCCATCAAAGTGTTGGCGATGCGCATAGCTTCTTTGGAAAGGAGTTCAGATTCCTTTATAACTGGCGGCGTGTCTGGCAACAAAGCCTTGGCAAACGGGTTTGGCACTTCGGCCAGAGGCATATATTTTTCTTCGTGCTTGGCAATAGACGCAGCCAAGCGTGACTCAAAGTAGTCAACCGGCCCGATGCGCGAGATGTTCAGCAACGCTTCCGATGCCGACACGCGAATCAAGTAGGCACCCGTTGAGAGCATTTCGGGAATGAACATATTGCTCAATGCCCAGTTGAAGGCGTCGGCAGTCTTGTTGTGCCAGCGAAGGTAGTTGATCTGAGTGGCGCGGAAACGGCTCATCTTCTCAACGAGCAACTTTTGCGCTTCTGAGTTTGCCTTCTTTGAGTCGGCCAACTTGACCGTCTTAGCCAGTTGCTGGAAGTCCTTGATGGGAACAGCGGGCGTACTGATTTTCTTGTAGATACGCGCTTCCATGTCCATCAGCGCCTGGAGTGTCCCCTTGGCGCGAGACAGGTCTGCCTCTGGAATAAAAGTCATGGCAGACAACTGCGCTCGCAAACGACTAGCTTCGGGCGCGTTGATTTTGGTGGCGTTGTCGGCGGCTTCCTTCAGAGCGTTGTATGCGTCGGCCTGCTCAACCATATCCTTGTACGATTTGGCGGCGGTGTAAGCGGAGCGAGATACGCTCTTGGCGTACTGAACAAACTTCTGCGGTTCGCTCAGTTCAGGGTTGTTCATGGCACGGTCGGCGGCACGAACGACCTTCTCAAAGCCGTCACGGTAGCCCTGCGCCAGTCCGATAAGACCCTTCTTCAGGTATGAGTTAGTGCGCTTCTCAACAATGTCGGCCATTGTCTTTCGGGCGTCTTGCACCACAGCGTTCTGAATGTCGGCAATGCGAGCCATCGCCTGTTCTTCCATGTTGCGTGCTTCGCTGGCCTTGAACAACAGCGTGCTGTCGGTTGTGGCCGCTGCCTTGGCGTAGCGAGAAAGCATACCGGCAATCTGGCGAGGGTCAATAAAGTGCCCGGCGCGGATGTGCTGGAAGGCGTTACCGTACAGACCAATGCTGGCAGGGTCCTCGGGGTCAACGAACGTAGACATAGCCAAACCGTCTGGCCCAGCGTTGTAGACACGGGCATCCTTGAACGCGCCACCACCACGGAAACCGTAGAGGTTCTCAAAGTCTTGACGGATCATTGGCTCAAAGTAGTCCTTGAGTGCGTAGTAGTTCTCGCCCACCATGCGACCCAACTGACCGCTAACGGTGAGGGTACTGAGGTGAACCAAGGCATTACCAAACTCGACGTTGCTCTTAGCGGTTCGCAGAACGTCGCCAAGTGCCTGAATAATGCGCTCGTTGAACTGGCCGGTCTGCAAGAACATACGCTGGATAAGCGGGATAGCGTCCTTGTCGCCCAGCTTGAAGGCGTAATTGGCAATCTTGGGAATTTCACCCTTTGCCTCGGCTTCGTCAATTTTCCAAATGGACTCGGTGGCCAATGCTCGCAGGCGCTGGTTCAGGCTGCCACGGGCAAGACGTCGAACATCGTTTGTGCCAGCGGTGTCAATGTTGAGAAGGTCAATCTCGTCGAGGCCAGCCTTAGCCAGTTCCTCGTTCATAATGTCAACCGCTTTCATCAAGTCGGTGTTCAGTACGGTGCGACCAAAGACGTTCAGCCCTGCGTCAACAATGCGAGTTATGCCCTTGCCAATCGCGCGAGTGCCAACGCGGAATACGCGAGTGGTGGGCAATACGTATCCGGTCAAAGCACCGCCGTCAGCAATATCGGCGTGAATGCCTACAACTTCGTCCCACGTCTTAGCGTTGGCCAAGGCGTGTAGCACGCTGTCGGTGTACATACCATTGAACATCTTTTTGATATCGTCATAGCCGTGGTCAACCATGTACTGAAAGGCTCGGCGGTTGCGGGCTGTGGAACCAGCCTTCTCAAATACGTCTGCGCCGGTTTCTACACCAAGACCAGGCCACCACTTGCCGAGTACGCCACCAACACCGTGAGCAGAGTTGGCTGCGTCAAGGTAGTGCGATGCCGCGCCGATTGGATCGCTTGACATAAAGGTCCCCATGTCGACGGCACCAGACACAAGTGTGTAGCCCAAACTACCCTGTTCAAGTCCAAGGCTGTCTGCAAGGTATCCACCGGGACTCATGTGAATCGGCATACCACGCGAGTCAACCGGAACGCCGTTGGCGGATGCCTTCCACAGCGCGGCGGTGTAGGGGTTCTGCATCGCCTGCTGTTGCATCATGGCGTATGACCATATGAAGCGTGGATTATTGACCGCGCCTAGGTATGCTTTAGCACCCTTAGCGAATGGTCCGATAGTCCAGCGAGCAACCGGCTGGAAGAAGTCACGGGCGGCCTTGAACGCTTGACCGTTGCGAGTAAGCTTGTCCGTCTTGCCGAGTTGTTCAGTTGGAGTTTCCTCGCCCTTTGTAACCGCTTCCTCAAGGTTTGCGGCGGCGGTGTCCTCTGGAACGGTGTCTGGGTTGAACTTGCGAGCAACGCGAGAAGCGGTTGCAATAAAACGCGAGAAATCGGTAGAACTTGCTTTCCCTGTTTTTTGCGCCTTTAGTGCAAGATTGGCAAGCGTTTCCAAATCGCTTGTTTCTCCACCGCCAGCGACAACCTCGTTACCGGCAAGTGCCGTAAGGATTGCGGGCATCAAATATACCAGCGTGTAGCCAAGACCCTTTTGGTTGGCCATTGACTCGGTGTAGGCAAGAGCTTGCTTACCAATATCCCACGTTTTAGGAATGTTGATTGCGTTCAGAAATGTTTGCTGTGCATCGCCTAAGTTGGCTGAGAATTGACCAATGCCGTTTTCACCAACGAAACCACCCGTGCCGAGTTCGGCGGCAGTCCACACCGTTCGGTTGGCAAAGTTGAGTGCGCCCTTAGCAACTGCTTCGGTACCGGCAAGCGATGCCTGACCTTCCCAGCTTCGCTGACTTTCTGGCGTGTCGGCAGCCATTACAGGGTTGTACTGAGCGATGTTGTTCAGGGTGTTGGTGAAGAAATTACCAATGTCGCCAAGGATGCCACGACCGCTTTGTTGCGGTTTGGGCTGATCCGTTGCCGCGTTCGCAAAGGTGTGCGCAATGTTGGTGGCGTCACTCCAGTATTGGTTAGCGTCACGGTTGCTGGTGGCGTGGCCGAGAACTGCGTCCCTGACGCCGGAAAGCATATCTGCCTGCTTGGTCATCAAACCGAGCGTGGTGCCATCAACGCCAGGTGTGCTGGCAATGGCGTGAACCGTGGCTGGCTCTTGTGCCAGTCGAGGGTTAGCGACTATTGCGGCCTTAGCGTTCTGCTCATACGGAGTTGCCCACGGTGGCATTACCGAGTCAAGCGGCGAATTTTTTGGCTCCATCAAACACCCATCATGCTTGCCATTGAAGCAAGGCTCTGCAACGTTTCTGATCCGCTAACTCGGGCGGCGTTGGTCAGGTGCATAGTGGCAGTCTCCGGTTCAGGACCCATGCTGTTTGGCCCAGGCCCGAAGGGAAGTCCAGCGGTGACGGGTTCGTTGGGGCGGTTCGTTGGCTCAAGGTGTGGCAACTGTCCGGGGCGGGGAAGTGGCATAGCCGTTACTGGTGCCGATGGTGCTGGTGCAGGTGCGGCGGCAACGGGTGAGGCCGCCATAGGGATTGCTTGCTGTGCTTCACGCTGTTGCGTAGCCATGCCGTACTCCTGATTGGGAACCGTAGAAATAGGTTGGTTTAGATCGGTGCGGTTGCTGTATGCCGTACCTTGCGTGCCCTGACGTGCGCCGCCCCTACCCTTGCGTGGCATCTAGTTATACTCCTGCTGGTGCTGGTGCTGGTGCCATTGCTACCGCTGGTGCCATACCACCCTGCGGTGCGCCTCCACCTGCGTGTAGTTGTTCAAGCAAGTCCTGAAGTCCTGGCTTGCCTTGCTGTGGCGGTGCCGTCTGAATGGGTTTCTCTGGGCTGGCACCAAGACCGGGCTGTTGCTCAGCGGTCGGACCCTGTTGGGCTTGCATTGCTTGTGCCTGCGCCTGCTGCTTCTCTTGTTCTTCTTTGTGAATTTGAGCAACGGCATCCTCAAGGCTGGTGTGACGCTGTGACTTGGCTTGGGCGATGCGAGCGATGATGCTGGGGTCTAGTTGACCCTGAGCAGCCTGCTGCTCAAGACCTGTAAGCAACGCTTTACGCAGACCTTCAATTTCCACAAGGTCAGCCTCACGAGCTGGGTCTTTGATAGCCGGGTCCATGGTACGGGCCGTTTCATTGGACATGATGCCCATTCCCACACGCTGACCAATAGAAACCACCATAGAGTTGATATCGCTACCCGGCATTGGGTAGACAACCTTAGACATATCCGTTTCAAAGGTTTCGTTCGGAACATAGTCAGGGCGCGTGACCTTTCCATCGGAGCCAAAGAAGAACATACTGGGCTTGTTGCCGTAGTACGCCTTCATCATCTTGACGGCGCGGCTGTTCTCCAACTCCATCGAGTTCGCCAGGATCTCCTGGTACTCCTGAAGTGGCATGTCAATGGCCGAGCCAAGAACGGTGGCACCACGGCGAGCGGTGCGAATGTTGGAACCGGACTCACCGTTGAGTTCCTGAGGAATGTTACCCGTCATACGCTGGGCACGCTCTAGGTTGCTAATCGCAATCTGGGCGTCCTGCGTCTGCTGGGGGTGGATAATCTGAATCTGTCCCTTGTCGATGACGCCTCGGATACCCATCTTGCCATCGGCCTCTTGGATAACACGGGGGCTAGTCGGTGAGTTCGCAGGGGAAACGACCCACTCGTCGGGGAATACGTTGCGGAATACGGCAATGGTGTTGAGCGCGTCCAGCTTGGCTTCGCGCTGGTACATACCGAGCATCTGGTCAAACTGACCCTGCAAGCGGTCAAGGGTGATGCGACCGGCGATAACGACAGGGCAAACCTCGGCGCGGTTAGGGATGCGCTCCAGAATGATGTTGGAAGCGGAACCCTTGCCAATCTCCTGACCGTATGGGTTCTGAGCTGGACGTTCTGCACCAACGGCAACCATGACGGTTTCGTTGGCGTCCATGTACTCAAGAATCTGGAACAGGTCGGACTTGCCTTTGTCGCCACGGTACAGTACCGACATTTGTTGAGGGTAGTTCTCTTGTAACCAGCCAAGGGGTCGGCGGTCGGCAAAAATGCAGTCGGTCGGCTCCATGTTGTCGGGGTCAATCATGGGCGACGGGTAGGTGGCCAACGGGTTGCGAACACGCCAGAACGGAATCTGTCGGCGGTCGCTGGGGTCAAGAGCCACGGGCGAAATCGAGATGGCCGACATACCGTAGGCAGTCAGGTGGCGAGCGCGACGGCGCACCTTGGTGGTCATCTTGTTCATGTCCCACCAGCCAAGGTTGGCCATACGGCGATCGTGCGCCTTGTTCTCGGACGCTTGGATACCGTTGCGCAGGGCAGGATACTGAATGTCTGGCAAGACCGACGCCACGCGCATTGAGAACTGGTCAATGCCCTGAGCGATAAGGTTAGGGATGGCGGGACGCTCTGCCTCGTCCAGCTCCGGCAGGGGAACGATAACGTCACCGTTGTAGTGGTCACGCACCTCGGTCATGCGCTTGAAGATACCCGACCGGCTCATACGCCGCTCTTGGTACATTGAGACTATTTGACCAGCAGCCTTATCGTTATCCGGGGCCAATGCCATGTATTACCTCAAGTTTGATAGTTGCGTGCTGCGAACCCACTTGGGACGCCATGCTTGTACTTGGCGTGTTTTAGGCTGGTACAGGTTGGGAATGTTCCACTCGAAGAACCACTCAGCCATTACGCAGTCATCTGTACGCCCGTGAGGGTATTTGGTTACTTCGTCAATGAGATGCATTGACCGAGTTTTGCCCTCACCCTTACCCATCAATCTTACACGACCAAAACGCCAATGTTGAGAAATCGTCGTAACACCGTAGTTTGCGTCACTCTTGTTGGTGTTGGTGTTGTGCGGAATTATCTCGACGCCATTGAGCTGTCGCCAGCGTTTGAAGTGATCGTACTGGAGCATGAATCGTTGGGCGGCATTTTGCTCGATGACCCAAACTTGTATCGGGAAACCGAGACTGGACGACAGCCGTTGCCATTCTTCCATAACCCCAGTGAATTCACCCTGATTGTAGTTATACTCCAGGAATTCTGGTGCTTCCATTTTTTTACGAATAAGGTCAAGGAGAAATCGTTGTTGGCTATCAGGGTGATATAGCCAACATTGAATGGACCAATAGTTAGTTGGCGACGGGTCAGCCGTGGCAACGACCATGCAGTCGGCGGGGTTGATTCCTGCCGGTATCTCCCATCGGTCGCGTTCCTTATCAATGCAGCCTGGCGAAGTTCCGTGTCCAAAAACCCATTCGTTTCGTACCAGAGTTTCATCTAGGGCAATATCTTCTTGCTGATAGACGACCGCAAAGCGTTCGCCACGGTTTGACATAAGATTCGATACTTCGCGCCACGGGAGCCTACGGGGGTCCAGAAGGCAACCCTTAGGGTAAGCGTCAGAGCCTCGCTTATGGAATTCTGGGGCGCATCGGTCCTCGTAGTGGGCACGGTACAACAAGTGTTTGTATTTCTTGTCGTGTCGTAGATTGGCGATTTCATCATCGGTAAGTTTGTCAAGTATTTCATCTTCTTCAATAGGCTGGGTCATGTCCAGCGCGAAACGGTACAGGTCGTCGGGGGCAAGCCTTTGACCAATTAGGGCAAGCATCCCAGCAGGTTCCAGACGAGTCTCGGCAACGTCTTGATACCAGTCCTCCATAGCCTCGCGTTGCTCTGCCGAGCGCACCTTACGAGGGTCTACAAGGTCGTCCCAAAAACAGCCGTCAAAGCGGCCACCAATAAAACCTGAGTCCATACCGTAAGCACTGAGCGTTGGTTCTTTTTCTGAGATAGCACCGTTTTCTTCGGGCTGCATAACGATGAACGCTTCATTGGTCCATAGTTCTTTGTCTAATGGTTTGAACCGGCCAAAGTCAATGGCCAGCGTGGATTCGGCGTCGACGGCTTGGCCACGGGCTTTAAGGTTATCGTCAGCCTGTTCGGGAATGGTACGCTCAAGCGAACGACGCACACGCATCAGGTTTCGCTTGGCGAGGCTCATGGTCGCAGAACCAGTCAGCAGGCGCACCGAGCGGTTACGGCAGATAATCCAGCAGGTCAAGTCGTGGAGCAGGGTGGTCTTACCGGAACCAGGTGGCATGTTCATCACCACATATTCCTTCTGGTCAGACTCTAGGAGCTTGACCAGTTCAGTACCGGCTTCTTCCTGCCACGGCGTAGCGATGCGCCCAAAATACCGACGCCGGAAGTACCCGAAATCCTCTAGGGCTAACTGGGCTTCTTCACATAGCCGATCATAAGCTTTTGGCCCGTCAAGTTTGGCTTCTGCCTTTAGTTCTCGGTAGTTAGACGCCGACGAGTCAATACCCTCATCCGCGCGTAGATTCTGAGCGGCCTTCTCCACACGGTATGCGGTGGCCTCTGAGAACCTCGCTTTGCGGGCGCTTTCGGCAATGGAGAATCCCGCCGCCCGTGCTTCAAAGTATTTCTTTCGCTGTACCGGAGTTACGGCCATTTACGAATTCAGAGCAGTAGTGAGCAATCCAGCTAGACGGTATAAAGGCGTGTTTCCGTGAATTGTAAAAACACCGCCATTGCCGTCGCTGTAATCGCTCACAGCAACGACAAGGCAGTAGTCCTCTACAACTGGCATCTTCCATTCTTCCTCATCTAAGAGTTCAGCGTTGATGCTCGTTAGAAACTTGGGGAGGTTCTGGTCGAGCCACTCTTTGAGTGATTCGCCAATCCAATCCCCTTGGCGTGCCATTAGGCGGCTGGGGTCGCTGGTGCGGGAGTGGCCTCTGGAGCGGCGGGTTGGTTGGCCTGCTGTGCGGCAATGCCTGCGATGAAGTGATCCGCGGCGAGCAGGTTTTCCTTGAGGTTGTGGTGCTTCACAAAGTCAAGAGCTTCAATGGCGCCAGCGATAATGGCAGGAACGCCAACGGCAATGCCCTGAACGGCAGGGTTCAGGTGGAAGCCAGGGTGCAGCAAAGCAAGGATAGAAGTGGCCCCTGACAGCAGAGCCGTAACGTGAGTGCTAATTGTTTTGGTCATGCTTTTATTATAACGCAGAAACCCCCACCGTTACGGTGAGGGTTCCTACGGAAAGTAGCCTGAGTGCTATGCGGGATTGTCCCGCTCCATTATCGTATCACAAATCACACCATTGCGGGGGACCTAAAAAATTTGTGAAGCACCGGGGTGCATATATGCAAATGCCCCTTGGTCAAAACCAAGGGGCACCGCAGCAACACAATCGTCAACTGGATTTTCCAGCTACCTCTATGTTAGCAGAGAAGGGGGGCTAGTGTGCCGCCGAATCTCATACAATTTGAATCAGTAGGCGTCCGGGGCCGGAGGGTTGTCGCTAATGGGCTTGCTCTCAAATTTCGCCGCGAGCGCCGCGCAACCGGGGCAGTTACACATCTTGTCGCAGCCGCAGGTGATACACATTATTTTTTCCTCGCTTTTCCGGCCTGGGACAGAGCAATGGCAACTGCCTGCTTCTGGGGCTTGCCCGCCTTCATCTCGGTCTTGATGTTGGCCGAGATTGTCTTGGGAGATCTTCCGCGTTTTAGGGGCACATACGAGTGTACCAATAAGCATGGAAAAAGTTACGCCAAAAGGTGTTGCACCTCGGCGCCGATGGTGTATCATAGGTATATCGCCATTGGCAGCGGTCGTGGGTGGGAGTCCCCGCGGAGTGTGAGTCTGGAAGCAGATACTCGCCGTAGTTACCCGGTTAGAGCGGGATTCGGTTGGCGCACCCTGAATACAGTTTCATTCGGGGAAACGTCGAGGCTATGCATTTGGCCACAGACTGTCCTTGCGCCGCGCGGTTCTGGTATTGCGGACTTTTAGGAGTTGAGGGAAATGCGGGAATAATTGTTTCTAAACGCTTTTAGCCCTTGCTTAGAATGTGCGATGAGGACAGACGGTTAGCAAGGACTATGAGCTGGTGCGATGACTCCCAGCCAAGAAGCCCGGTGAAAGTATGTTTGATAGAAAAATCTAAGGTGATTTTGACACCACCATTTGTCCCGAACCTGGCGGTTCGTGACGTGATGAGAACTACAAATAAATAAGTTCTGATCTAAAACAAAGTGTGGCGAAAACCCTTGTGTTGTATGGGTTTTGGCGAGAATGACAGTTCTCCGTTTCTGGGATACACACGCGCATAACGACACCCGCCTCGGCATACACCTAGTCAGACAACCCTTGTGACGTGGTGATGAGAGAAAGTAAAGGTGTGTAGGGTAAGCGATGCGTTGGCTATGGCATCAGACAACACAACGCGAGGCATCAGACAACACAACACAACACAACACACAACGCGATTACACTCGCGAGACAACGACCGCTACACTCGCGCCACCGATCTCACCCGCGCTAAAAAGCTCTAGGCCACGCGTAAAAAAAAATTGTGATGAATTCCAGGAGAAAGCACAATTTTTAGATATCTATTTTAGTGATGTTGGCTATCTGTGTTTTTAGTTGAATTGGGTAGCTCTAGGTGATACTATCTACTTAGTGCCGGTGACACCGGCCATAAAAGAAAGGTAATAACAATGTCATATGATTTTACACTTAGCGATGCCAGGGAGATCTTAGAATTCTTTGGAATCAACGGCAACATTGAGTCTATTGGCGGGAGCCTCGTTGCCCTCGTCGTTACCAATGACGGGAACAATGCACTCGTTTCGAACGATATCGGCGTGTTTCACTGCCCAAATTGGGCGGGAGCCGCGGACAACGAGTACGAAACAGAATTGACAGAATACCCATTCAACGCTGAGTCTATCGCGCGCGTTATCCGTGACAACATGCACCTAATCACAGAGGCGGGTGCATGATGTCCGACATTATCCGGATAAATCGCGGCGAGTCTTTTTTAGGCGTGCGCCAATGGTACGTGAATTGCCTAGTGTGCGATAGCCGCCATGAAGAATATGACAATGGCATCCGCGATCGTAAAGACTACTCTTTACCGTGGCAGACTGACACGCGAGAGCTAGCCGTAAGAACTGGCGCGCGTCACGTCTCGTTGCACCACCGCGCCTACTGATTCGAATGGCTACGCGCCGATTAGCGGCCTAGCGCGGTGCAATACCGCGGCGTAGCGCGATGGCATGGTGCCATTGAATTACAGACTAGAAAGAAAGATTATGAGCGATAAAGTATATAACCGCCGCGCGATATTGGTAGCCGTTGTGACTGTATTTAGTTTCTTCCTGAGCTACCGGATAGCACAACTGATTCCCGCTACCAATGGGACTGGCGCATGCCTAGCCTTTTATGTTTATATCGGTATCCCTATTGTAACGGCCTGGGCACTGATCGTTGCATTAGGACTACACAAGCGCTAACATAAGTAGAGCTAGGTGACACCTAGCCTTAGTAGAAAGAAAGATAATGACTAAATTTACCCTTACAATTATTCTAGGCAATGACGCTATGCAGGATAAATATGACGTGGCGCGAGCCTTGGAGTTTCTCGCGGGGGAACTTGGCTACCGTGATAGCGGGCGCGTAGTCGATGACAATGGCAACACCGTTGGCACCTGGAGCTTTAACTAATGACTATTAACTACGATGAATTGGCCGACAACGTGACTCAGAAACTACTGAACTACGGTTTTAGCGTGAAAGTAATTTCTTGTGCCGTACCCGCGACAGCGCCACAATGGGCTAAGAATTGCAACGCTTGGAGCGTAACCGTAGTCTATAAAGACCGCGCCATGGTGACTACCTATTACACTGGGAGCGGCATTACCCGCATTCCTAGCGCTGCTGACGTGATCTCGTGCATTAGTGGCGATTATGACACAA